CTATAGCTGCAGATCCAAAATATAAAATTGCATTCACATTTTATAGGATTATATATATGTGACCTACATCACATTAATATATAACGTTTAGGTAACAAATAGATAACGTTTGTATAACAATAATATGTTGGATCCAATCTAGGGTATAATATTTATACGCATTGCCATTTGGGATGCGAATTTAACTCGCTTAAAAGGAGCAAAATATGAATACATTAACCTGGACAAATGATCCACTGTTTATCGGATGGGAAAAGATGTTTAATCAACTATCTGATGTACATAAACTAAATAACGGAGGATTTCCTCCATATAACGTGCTAGAGCTAGAGGAAGATAAATATCTAATTGAACTAGCAGTAGCAGGATACAAAAAATCGGAACTAGATATTACTGAAGAAAATAGAAATCTAACTATTAAGGGTGAAAAGTCTGATTCTGAAGAAAAATATGTTCATAAGGGAATTGCTGGAAGAAAGTTTACAAAGACTTTTTCACTAGCAGAACACATGGAAGTATCTGATGCAAAACTAAATGATGGTATTTTATCCATTACAATTACAAGGAACATCCCTGAAGAGAAAAAGCCAAAAGCTATCTCTATCAAGTAGCTAAAAGCTATAGGTTTACCTTGGGATGGGTAAGTGTCCTGAGCAAAGACATAAAACTGCTCATCTATACTATAAAATCTGGGTGTGTTTGTTCAGCATGACAATTAGCACATAGAACATCACACTTATCTATTTCAGCTAATATTACCTTAAAGCTATAACCTGAAGAATACTTCATCAAATCAGTTGGGTTAACAACTCTACCTGTTCTAGTTCTATATTTGTCTGCAGGATCTTTATGAGCAAACTGCAAGACTGCAGGATTCTTATTGTAACCACATACTAGACAACCTTTAGATAGCTTAAAGTTGTTTAAGTACTTTCTTTGAGCATCTCTTTTCTCAGGATTAACTGGCATACCCATATTTTATTTTTCGGGGGATGTGGAAGACTTTTCTTCTGATTCAAAATCTGGTACATTCAATGCAGGTAGAGGTGACATAATATTACCTTGACGATGTAATTCCATAAGCTTTAATACATCTTCACCTTTATCTTGACTATCTGCAATTAGTACCAGGAGATCATAAATTCTACCTAACATGATATATAGGATAGTTCCTAGATTATCATTCATATTCTTTACTTCTGTGTCAATTTGTTCTTCTGACATATATAATCCTTTGTTCGTAGTTACCTATTATAGCAACTCTTTTTATCTTGTGTCAAGTTATATAGGGAGTTGGTGTTTTGTTCTCTTTTCGCCGAACGCCACCGCCGAAATTTTATTTTTTTTTGCTGTATAATGATAAGTACAATCCCAAACGGGAATAACATTGGAGAAATATATGTCAAAGTCACAGATGGCAATGCTACAGTCATACGGAAGAGCATTCCTGGCAGCAGCAATTGCATTGTACTTAGCAGGTGTTACTGAATGGCAGAGTTATTTATCTGCTCTAGTCGCAGCATTTGCACCAGTAGCAATTCGCTACATGAATAAGAACGATATTGCATTCGGTAAGGGTGCAACCCCAGAATCACTAGCCAAGCAAGCAGTTGATATTGCAGAAATGGTAGTAAAGCAAGCCCCAAAAGCAAAAACTGCAAGTGCACCAGCTGCACCTGCAAAAAAGGCAACTAAGGCACCTGCTAAAAAATCTACAGCAAAGAAGACTACTTCAAAGTAGTCTTTGTGGAAGTGTATAGACAATGACTCCAAATGAATGGTTAATGACCATTGCTGCAACAATAACTGCAATTGGAGTTATTGGTGTTGGACTATATAAAGTTACAAAACTTGTAAAAAGATTTATACACTTCCTAGATGATTACTTTGGTGAAGAACCAAGACCAGGATTTGATGGTCGTCCTGGAATGCAAGAAAGACTAAGATTTATGGAAGAAGAAATTGCTTGCATATCCTTTGAAATGAGACCAAACCATGGTACATCTATTAAAGATGCCGTTGGTCGTATTGAAGAGCGTTTAGATAAACTAGAACGCAACTAACAGAAAGTAAAGTCTTGAAGTTTGGTTTTAATAATTGCGATGGCAATATCAAGACTGGGTATGGCTATGCCACACATAAGATAATTACCAATATTGGTAAAACAGATCACAGTCTTTTAATTGAACGAGAAAACCCAGTTGAGGTTACTTTTAGCCATCCCCAATTTTATAAATTTCATGGAAAAGATTCCTACAAAATTGGATACACAGCTTGGGAGTCTACTGAGCTTCAGCCAATGTGGGAAGAATACATATCCCATCTTGATGAAATGTGGGTACCTAATCAATTCTGCAAAGAGATATTTAGTAAGTTTACAGATAAAGAAATTTATGTGTTTCCCCATGGCATTGATGATACCTGGGCTCCTATTGAAAGAAAAGTAGATGACAAAATAAAATTTCTTCATATGGGTCATCCCGCTTACAGAAAAAATTTACCAGAAACAATTAATACATTTCTTGAACTATACGCTGGAAGAAAAGATGTGGAGTTAACTGTAAAAGCCTATTCTGCATGTGAGTTTGAAATTAATGAGCCAAACATTAATGTTGTTGTAGATACCGTTACCTATTCAGAACTTGCTAGCTTTGTTGGTAAGCACCACGCATTACTTTATCCTTCTTGGGGAGAAGGCTTTGGTCTTATGCCACTACAAGCACTAGCCACAGGTATGCCAGTAGTTATGACAGATGGATGGTGCGACTACAAGCGTCACTGCCCAGAACTAATTATTAATTCTGAACTTGTATATAATCCTTGGCAGCTCATACATCCTGGAAAAATGTTTAGACCTGACCTAAATCATTTTGCCACTCTTATGCAACACACTGAAAAAAATATTGAAAGCATATTAGAGCTTCAGTCTAAAAGAGCACTAGAAGTTCACAAAGAGTGGAAATGGGAAAAGGTAGTAAGGGACCATTTAGATTCTGTTGAAGCTCGTTTAATGCTATAATCGTGGTATGCCAGATATCACATCCATTATAGTAGAAGAAGATAATCTTCTTGCATCCCTAATTTTAGCTCCAGTAATTAATGATGGAATTAGCACTATTGGATCAACAACGACATATGATTTTGAAACTGGTCAGGCTAATGTGGTGGCATCTCAAGAAAACTTTAATGTTGAGTTATCTGTAGTTGAGGCTATTAGTGCTGTAACTTCGGTTAATGGAAAAACTGGAGTGGTGGTAATTGACTATCCAGATATTGGCTCAAATCCAGTAAATCATGTTAGACATGTCCACACCCAAACCTCTATTTCTAATGAATGGACAATTAACCATAATTTAAACTTTTATCCAAATGTCACTGTCCTAGACAATTCAAGTAGAATTCTTGAAACTGACTTAGTGTATTTGAACAGTAATACTGTTAAAATTGTAATGAACAGTGCTTCAAGCGGTACAGCGTATCTAACTTAGCCCTGTTACTTCAATAGGGAAAACTGATTATCATGGCATCAAGACTGTTTACAGTTGATTTAGACCTTGGATTAAACAAGGCAAAAAGATTTATCTTTGAGGATTTTTCAACAAATCCAAACTCCGACCTAACTTCTGGTCGTATTATTTACTTTACTGGCTCAGGTGGTGATCAGAATCATCTAAGACTTTACAATGGAACTGCATGGAAGACAATCGCTTATACCGATGACGTTCCAACAATTTCTATTTCTCTAGATGCCCCAGACCTATTTACAGTATCAGGATCTCCTGCTAACGCTTCAGGAACACTAGCATTTGAATGGAACACAGCAGCAGTTAACACTGTTCTTGCTGGTCCAGGATCTGGCTCAACAGCAGCTATTCCAACATTTAGATCACTTGTAGCAGCAGACATTCCAAGTATCACATCAGGAAAGATTTCAGACTTTAGTGAAGCAGTAGCAGATACTATTGGTGCAATGGTTACAAGCAATACCGAAAATGGAATTTCTGTAACTTACCAAGATGACGATAACACACTTGACTTTGACGTAGCAGACTTTACAATTACTCTTACTGGAGATGTAACTGGTAGCGGAACTGTAACAAATCTTGGAAACGTAAGCTTTGAGGCAACAGTTGGAAATGATACCCATAGCCATGCTTCTACAACAATTTCAGATTTTAATGAAGCTGTTGATGATCGTGCTGCTAACCTAATAACAACCGCAACGCATTCTGGAATTTCCGTAGCTTACACAGATAATGCAGAAGGTTCTGGAACACTAGCATTTACTAATACTGGTGTAACAGAAATTGTTGCAGGAACAGGAATAACAATTGATCAGGCTACTGGCGATGTAACAATTACAAACGCAGACAAGGGTTCTGATCAAAATATCTTTAAAACAATTGCGGTATCTGGTCAAGATAGCGTTGTTGCAGACTCTAACACTGACACATTAACAATTGCTGGAAGTACTGGATTAACAGTAACTACAAATGCAGGAACAGACACCATTACCCTAACTAACTCTGGTGTAACAAGTATTGCTGGAACTGCCAATGAAATTGAAGTGTCAGCTGGTACTGGATCTGGTCCATACACAGGAGCTATCACAGTAGGGCTTCCTGACAACGTAACAATTGCTGGAAAACTTACTGTAACTGGTGATTTGCAGGTTGATGGAACAACAACAACTCTTAACACAGAAACTCTTGCTGTAGAAGACAACATTGTTCTTCTTAACAAGAATGTTACTGGTTCCCCATCTGTCAATGCAGGTCTAGAAGTAGAGCGTGGAACTTCTGACAATGCATCCATTACTTGGAATGAAGGAACAGATAAATGGACAGCAGGTATTACTGGATCAGAAATTGCAATTGCTAGAAAGTATGTTACAACAACAACTGGAACAACACATACCATTACACATGGTCTTGCAACTTCAGACGTAACAGTGCAATGCTGGCTTGCAGGTGCTCAGGTAGATGCTGCAATTGTAGTTACAGATGCAAACACCGTAACAGTAACAACAAATAGTTCGATTACAGATCTTAAGACGGTAGTTGTTGGCTAATGCTTCCAGGCTTTAAATCATTCAAGATTTATCGTGGAGATACCTTTGCTTTTCAAATGACATTGAAAACTGGATCGACAACTTTCTTAAATATTACTAGTTCAACTTTTATTGCTCAGATAAAAGAAAAAGGTAAGACTACAGTAGCTGCAACACTTACAGTTACAAAAGAAAGTTTGCTTGGTGGAGTTATCAAAGTTACTTTGCCTTCAACTGAATCTGCAAATCTAGTTCCAAATAAAAGTTATGTTTATGATGTTGAAATGACAAATGGAACTAATAAGACTACAATTTTAACTGGTCCAATTTTAGTTACTGCAGATGTTTCGTCTGCTTCCTAATATATAATTATATAATTAATATAAATTATATTATTAATATAATAATACTTTAAAACTATCTATATTATATAAATAACAATTATACACTACTTCCTAGTTCACTGACTAGAAATTTAATCTTTTTTACTAAATCGTTACCTAAATGTAATATTGTATTACAAGCTATGCACTTAAATACTGGTTCCTCTGATTCTGTAAACCAAGGAAGCATATACATATGATCTGGATTTCCTGGACATTTAATTTCTGGAACTACTTTAGCTGATTGTAATTTATTATAAACATGTAATTCTTGTATTGTTATCATGACTTAATCTTATCACACACCCTGATTTTGGAACTGTGACCAATATGGTGTAGAATAGAGGTACTCGCTATTCAGCGAATCAAATATTTTTTAAACGGAGATGATTTTAATGACTTATGTTTTACCCACCGCTTATCAGCAGGTAATTCACAAAACACGATATGCACGATGGATGGAAACAGAGAATCGTAGAGAGAATTGGGACGAAACAGTAAGTCGTTACACTACATACATGTTTGAAGCATTGGAAAAGCATAATGGATATTCTATGTCTGACAAGATTAAGAAACAAATTTCAGAGGCTATTTTAACAACTAGGGTAATGCCATCCATGAGAGGTTTAATGACCGCTGGACCTGCCTTAGATCGTGATAGCACATGCCTCTACAACTGCTCCTACCTTCCAGTAGATTCTCTCCGATCCTTTGATGAAGCTATGTATATTCTTATGTGTGGAACTGGTGTTGGATATTCAGTAGAGTCACGTTATGTAAATCAGTTACCAGAAATCTCCGAACATTTTGAAAAAACAGATACCACTATTGTTGTAGAAGATTCCAAAGCAGGATGGGCTCGATCATTAAAAGAACTTCTTGCACTTTTGTGGCAAGGTCAAATTCCATCTTGGGACATGTCTCAGGTTCGTCCTGCAGGTGCTCGTCTTAAAACATTCGGTGGTCGTGCATCTGGTCCAGATCCATTAGATCGTTTATTTAAGTTTTCCATTGCAATTGTTAAGGGTGCAGCAGGTAGAAAGCTTACACCACTAGAGGCACATGACTTAATGTGTAAGATTGCAGAAGTTGTGGTTGTTGGTGGAGTTCGTAGATCAGCAATGATTTCGCTTTCAGACCTAGAAGATAGAAACATGGCAGCAGCAAAGTCTGGTTCATGGTGGGAATATTCAGGTCAAAGAGCTCTTGCAAATAACTCTGCAGTTTATGGGTCTCGTCCAACGATGGAAGTATTTATGGATGAATGGAAAGCCCTATATGACTCAAAGTCAGGAGAACGTGGAATATTTAGTCGTGCTGCAGCACAAAATGTTGCAGAAAAAAATGGTCGCAGAGATCACACAGTAGATTTTGGAACAAACCCTTGTTCTGAGATTATTCTTCGTCCTTACCAGTTTTGTAACCTTACAGAAGTAATTGTTAGAGATACAGATACTTTAGAAGAGTTAAAAGACAAAGTTGAATTAGCAACTATTCTTGGAACTGTTCAATCTTCGTTTACCCGTTTTAAGTATTTAAGAAAAATCTGGCAGAAGAACTCAGAAGAAGAAAGTTTACTTGGTGTCTCACTCACAGGTCAATTGTCACACCCTGTCCTAAATGGATCTAGGGGCGTAGAAGAACTTTCTAAGTGGCTTGATGAAATGCGTGACCATGCAGTTAAGGTTAATGCAAAATGGGCTAAAGAAATTGGTGTAAACCAGGCAGCAGCAATTACATGCGTTAAGCCATCTGGTACAGTTTCACAGCTAGTAAATGCATCTTCAGGAATGCACCCTTGGCATTCACAATATTACACTCGTACAATTCGTGGAGACATGAAAGACCCAATTACATCATTCCTTGTAGATATGGGAATTAAGCATGAGCCAGACGTAATGAAGCCAAACGACACAATGGTTTTTTCATTTCCAATTGCTGCTCCAGAAGGAGCAACTCTTCGTCAGGACCTAACTGCAGTTCAACATTTAGATATTTGGCTTACATATCAAAGACACTGGGCAGAGCATAAGCCTTCTATTACCGTTTCTGTTAAAGAAAGTGAATGGATGGCAGTAGGTGCTTGGGTATATGAACACATTGATGAAATGTCAGGTGTTTCTTTCTTGCCTTATTCAGAGCATACATATCAACAAGCACCATATCAAGAATGCACAAAGGAAGAATACGAATCATTAGTTTCTGAAACTCCAGCAGACCTTGATTGGAAATGGTTAGAGATTTATGAAACATTTGACGGAACTACTAGTGTTCAAGATCTTGCATGTGTTGCAGGGGCTTGTGATATAAGTGATTTTGGTACCGCTAAAACTGTATAATGTATAAGAGGTACCTATGTCTTATTCAACTCTTATAATGCGAGATAATCCAGATACCGTCTGGGCTTTAGATGAGCCAGATGGCATATCTGATGTTGTTGCAGATGGATTTAAAGGTGCAAGTGCAAATGGTGCATACAATTCTGGTAAATTTTTTAAAGGAAGAATACCCATAACATATTCTGGAACAGTTTCTGTAAATAATGCTGGTGCTTGGAGCACAAATGATTATGCCACAGATAATAACTTATTTTATGTTCCTTCTCAAGGAATGTTTTCTGCCTCAAGTCAAAAGAAAAACCTGTCTTTTGAGTTTTGGATGAATTTAGAGCTTCCAGAAAACTTTGATAGATTAGACGAAAACATTATTTTTGGAGAATCTGCAATAGTTAAACTTCAAGGAGAAAACACCAACTATGGAAACTCAAATACTGGAGTTTACATTAAAAATTTTGAATATTTAGTTTTTAAGGTTGGAGACTACGGGAAGTACCTTTATGAATCAGAAGTCCATGTTGAAAACTTTAATGCTCCACTTCATGTTGTTTGTTTATACAGCCCAACTTCAATTCAAATTGTTGTTAATGGAAAAGCTGGAAGAAAAGTAGTAATTGAAAAAGACTTGTTTTTAACAAAACCAGGTGCAGAATCAGAAAGAAAATTTAATTTTAAATTTCCAGCACCACTAACATCTTCTGCTCCCCCATTTTTAGCAGTATCTTTTGACACAATCGCAACTTATAATTATCAGCTAACAACTGATCTTTGCAAAATACATTATGTTTATGGTCTTGGATATTCGATTAATAAAACATTATCAGCAAATTATGGAGGAACTTCGTATGACTTAACTATGCAAGCAACTGCACCAGTAAAAGCTGTTGATTATTACAGCAGTTCTACATGGAATCCTTCAACTATTTATAATAGACTAGAGTTTGTTAATGATAATTTAGTAACAAAATCTCAGCCACCAGTTAGTTTATATTTATCTTCTAATAGTGGAGTAACAAAGTCAAATATGTTTGGAACAGAGTCAAATGTTGACTATCTTCAATTTCCAGACAATGCATATTCCTATGCTGAAGTTTCAAATTACGAAAGAATAACAGATAGTAAAACTTCTGGAGTTTCTTTTAAGTTTTCAATTCCTTCAACAGGTCACGGAAGCAATGAGCAGCAACTTTTTTATATTGGTTCAAAGTCTTCTAATAGTTCAATTTCAGCAACAATTACTGGAACCATTGTAAATATTACACAGTCAATAAATGGAAATACTCCAACGCAAATGCTTTCTGGAAGTGGGGGAAGCTTTGTTTTACAAGGAAATACTTTTGTAATATCGTTATATGTTTTAAGTGATGGAAAAATAAAAGTTGGAATTAAAGACTCAAGCACTGGAATAGATCAAACAACATCAACCATTAGAAGCATTTTTCCACTTCAAGATGCCTATATAAGAGTGGGTACAGCACCAGTATTTTTTAATGAAAATATTCCTTCAAATATTACTGTTGGACAGACAAAAAGGTTTGACGGAAAACTTTGGCAAATAGATATTCACAATCAAGATTTGACTGGAATTACAAATATTTCTCAATATCCAGCTAAATATAAAACTTTACTTTACCAGGCTTATCCAATAAAAACAGAAGAAAGATTTGGAATCTCTGTCAATGGAACATTTGAATTTGGATTCTCCCTATCTGATTTAGTTGAAACTCAATTTTTAGAAACATCAGTTAATGATATTAAGGTTCCAATAGCAGTAGACTTAGGATCAAACATAGCTGACGTTAAATATACTTTAGAAAAAGTTGTTAATGGCGTTACAACAGAAATTATATCCTCTGCAAACGCAGTAGATCTTAGGTATCTTCATATTCCACATTTTGCAAGCTCTCCTCCAAAAGTTAAAGAGCTTTACTTTAACGTAAAAGGAACTTTAAAGTCTTTTGATAATGAAAGATATCCTGGTTCTTTAAATTATTTAAGAATCTATTCTTATAATGCAAAAACAGATGACTCTTTAAAGTATTTAGAAATTAATACTGATAGCAGGGGGTCAAACCCTAGAATTTATACTCAGGTATCTAGTTCTGTTCAAACTCCATTTAAAAAAATTGCAGATGTAAAAGCAAAAACAGATCTTTACAGATCATTTAATACTGGAATTCAAGTAGGGTCTATTGGATCTGGAGTTTATGAAAAATCAAATTATGTTAGCTTGCCTCTAACAACAACTCCAACAAATGGAAACTTAACTTATTTTTCTGTAATGTTTGCTGCCAGGGCAAAATCTGGAGTTACAGATATTAATTTACTAAAGTATGGAACTACAGAAATAAAATGGTCAACTAGAGAATCTGGGGTGTTGCATCCTAGCACTGGCACAGCAAAGCTTTATATCAACGGAGACCCTTATGACTCAGCAAAAACATACAACATTAATGTTTGGAACCATTATGCTATTGTATTTAATGAAGGCAATGCTATTCCAAACACAAATCCTTTAATTTTTGGATTTGGAGGAAGTGCTTGGCAATTAGATAATCTTTTAATAACAAGTGGAAGACCAACTGCAAATGCTGTAAAAAGAATTTACAGTAATGCATTTAGTATATATGTTGAAAGAAGAGGGTATGGATCGTCCAGTCAAGTTGCAATGTACATAAACGACTCTGACCTTACTTCTTCAAGAGGAACTTTTCAGCCTCTTTCAAATCAAGCTTCATTTTCTAGTCAACACATAGATGTTGCTTCAAATCAAGCATATTCTATTTCTCAATTGTCTGGAAGCAATTACAGGCTAAATTATTCTGGAATTGAAGATTTAACTAGAGTAGATGGACTTCAATTGGCTGTAGGAACGGTTGTTTTATTCAAAGATCAAGGATCCAATAATTCTCTTAATGGGATATATCAGGTTACTGCTATTACTTCTCCATATATTTTTATTACAAAACTTTCAAATCCATCAAACTTTCAGGTTGTTTATGTTGCTGGCGGAAAAGATAATAAAAACTACTATTTTATAAGAGATAATTTAAATAATTACACAAGAGATATTGTTCAAAGAAAAGTTGTTAGTTACAAGCCTACTGCCACTCCATCAGCATCAACAAGAATTCCAGAAAGATAATTAGCAACTTGGTCTTGATTGTGGTATCATTGTGGTATGTCAAAATCAAATAACAAGCTAAGTGTTGTAGAAAGCAAGTCATCTCTTGGAATTTATGTATGGATCCTGCCAAATGGAGAACCATTTATGGACAATGATGGCAATACTCTAAATGTCCCATCCATTCAGTATGATATTTCAAAAATGAAAGCACTTGCAGATGCTGCAGCATATTGGGGTAAGCCAGAAGGAACTGCAAAATTTATGCCTGGAGTTGGCAGAGCAACAGATACACAGGCTAGAGAAGATATTGAAAGAATGGCTGAAGGATTGACACCTTATGGCGATACAGAAAACTGGAGAGAGTTGTTTAGCAATGGAAGAAAATAATAGAGAAGTAAGTGGAGTAAAGCTTTTTTCAACACCTAAGGCAGATTCCCCTTGGACTGGATCAGATGAATTTAAAAAGTCTGGGGATGAAATTCTTTCTCTTTCTGGTCTTAGCCACAATTTTCGCAGATCCGCAAAGCGTAGATTAGAAAAAGCAGACAACAATGAGTTAAGTGGTCAAGGTGCATCATCTAAGCAAATGATTCCAGACAAGTACGGGTATGGTCTATTTGATGTAATTGAACCTCCATACAATTTGTCTTCGTTAGCAAAGATTTTTGAAGTATCTTCTGCAAACTATGCTGCTATCCAGGCAAAAGTTTCTAACATTGTTGGTCTTGGATACGAACTTCAAGAAACCTTGCAGGTTCAACAAAGATTTGAAGAAATGACAGATATGGATCAACTTGCTCGTGCAAGAAGAAAAATGGAAAGAGTCAAGTTAGAGGTAACAGAATGGATTGAGTCTCGCAATGACGATGATACATTTACTGCTACTTTGATGAAAGCATACATTGACAAAGAAGCTACTGGAAATGGATACCTAGAAATTGGTAGAACTTCTGCTGGAGAAATTGGATACATTGGTCACATTCCAGCAGCAACAATGCGTATTAGAAGACTTCGTGATGGATTTGTTCAGATCGTAAATGGTAAAGCAGTATTCTTTAGAAACTTTCAGGATGTAAGTCAGCCAAATCCAGTTGGTGCAGATCCTCGTCCAAACGAAATTATTCACCTAAAGGAATATACTCCAACTAATACTTATTACGGAATTCCACCAATTGTAACTGCTAAAAATGCAATGGCTGGAAACGAATTTGCATCAAAGTATAATTTAGAATACTTTGAAAACAAGGCAGTTCCTAGATATATTTTCTGGTTAAAGGGTGCAAAGTTTACCCCAGAAGCAGAGCAAAAACTATTTGAATTTATGCAAAATAACATGCGTGGTCAAAACCACAGAACAGTGGTCGTACCGCTACCTGCTGACGATGGTGTAAATAAAGTAGAAATGAAAATGGAAGCAATTGAAAATGGTATCCAAGACTCTTCATTTAACAACTATAGAAGAGCAAATCGTGAAGAAATTCTTATGGCTCACAGAACCCCAATTTCTAAAATTGGATCTGCAGAAAACATTTCTCTTGCAAATGCTCGTGAATCAGATAGAACATTTAAAGAGCAAGTATGTAGACCACAGCAGGATATCTTAGAAAAAAAGGTTAATAGAATTATTGCTGAAAAGACTGATATGTTTAAGCTTCACTTTAAGGAGCTAACCCTTACTGACGAAGATACACAATCAAAGATTGATGAAAGATATCTTAGAATGCAGGTTGTAATGCCAAATGAAGTTAGACCAAGACTTGGACTTCCTCCAATTACTGGTGGAGATGAACCAGTAGACTTAAAGCCACAACAAGCAGCAGATCAAACAGCAAGAGCAACTGGAAACAGAAGAAGAGATCAGGAAAGAACTGGTAATGCTGCAGACTCAGGAACTGGTGCAAGAGCAACCCAAGGTGAAGGTAGACAACAGCAATAGCAGTTATAATAACAAAAGTGTTATATAATAAGAATGCTATGGTAGATTTACAAAAGGCTTCATTATCTACTAATGGTCAGCAGGTAACGCTGACAATGCCTATCTCAAAAGTTGATGTAGAGAAGAGAATAGTCTCTGGCTTTGCAACACTTGATAATATTGATCGTCAAGGTGATCGTGTTTCTGCTGACGCATCTCAAAAAGCATTTGAAAATTTTAGAGGAAATGTTCGCCTCATGCACCAGCCAATTCCTGCTGGCAAAGTAGTAAATTTTAGAACAGAAACATTTTTTGACCAAGCAACAAACAAGCAGTATAGCGGAGTATTTGTAGATACATATATCTCAAAAGGTGCCTCAGATATCTGGGAAATGGTTCTTGACGGAACACTTACTGGTTTTTCAATTGGTGGAGCAGTAAAAGATTCAGACAACGTATATGATCCAGAACTAGAGCATACAGTTAGAATTATTAAAGACTACGATCTGGTTGAATTATCACTTGTAGATTCACCAGCAAATCAATTAGCAAATATTTTTTCAATTCAAAAAACCAATACCGTAGCAGAAGGAATTTTTGAAAAGTCCCATATTGACAATGTTTTTTGGTGCGAAACAGATGGTGTTGCATTTACTGGAGAGTCAGAGTCTAAAGATTGTGCACTATGCAACAAGAATCTTGATTCAATTGGGTGGGTAGAGACCATGGAAGGCGAAGACATTTCAAAGGCAATTGCAAAAGCACTAGACTCACACTTTGAAAAGTCTAATAATGTAATTACAAGTGAAGATACTCCAAAGAAGTATCCAAAACAATCAAGAAGATTTTCTGATATTCAAACTGAAGTTAAATACAAAGACAAAGATAAAGATGATGTTAAGAAATCATCATTTTCTGTTGGAGATTTTGTTCAGTGGGGATCATCTGGTGGCACCGCTCGTGGTAAGGTAACAAGAGTAGTAACTAATGGTAAAATTAATGTACCTAACTCGTCTGTAACTGTAACTGGAACTCCAGAAGATCCTGCAGTTGTTATTACTGTTTATAGAAAAGAAGGAAATTCGTGGAAACCAACGGAAACAAAGGTTGGACATAAAATGAAAACTTTAAGGTCTTGGAACGCAAAGGTTAAAAAATTCTTTGGCATTCCTACAAAAGAATTGCTGTCTGAAGAGACAGTAGATAAGGCAATTGGAACAGATATCCAAATTGAGTCAGTTGCCACCAAAAATAATGAAGGAGGTGTTATCGTGGCTGATAATGAAGAAGTAACAACTGAAGAAGTTGTTGAAGTAGACGAAGTAGTTGAAGGTGCAGAAGATGTTGTAGAAACACAAGAAGCCCCTGAAGCTGAAGAAGCAGTAGCTGAAGAAGCTCCTGTAGAAGAGGCTGCTACAGAAGAATCTGTAGAAAAGTCAGATGAGGTTGCCACTGACGCTTCCACCGAAAATAACGGTGAAGCGATTGACTTGGTAAAGGCATTGGACGAAATCAAAGATTTTATTTCTGCAACTGTACTGGAAGGTACAGCTAAAAATGCAGAATCTGTAAATGCTGTTGCAAAGAGTGTTGCAGACGTAACTAGTTCTTTTGCAACAAAGCAAGAAGAGCTGTCAAAGACTCTAGCTGAGGTTCAAGAAACCATTTCACAGATTATTAATCGTGTGGACGCAGTTGAGTCAGATACAGCAGTAAAGAAGTCTGGAGAATTGGAAAATGCTCCAGAAAATAATTCCACATTGAAGAAGTCAATGTGGGGCGGGCGTTTCCTCGGTTCCGCAGAATATATTAACTAAGAAAAGGTGGTGAAAAATAAAAAATGAGTGATAATATTTTAGAAAAGGCTGCTGCTAGCGGTACAGTTCTCTCCCCACTTGAATCTCCAGGTGCTATGACAGCACAGGGAAATACAGGTGACAATGGTGGTGTACTAAACCCAGCACAGTCAGCACAATTTATCGACTATATCTTTGACGAGATGGTTCTCGCCAATGATGGTCGTAGAGTAGTTATGCGTGGTAATACAATGGAACTCGATAAGGTTCGTGTTGGTTCACGTCTTGTTGCTAAGGCAACACAAGCTGAGGATACAGGCTCAAACGCTGCCCCAGCATTCACAAAGATTGAATTAACAACAACCAAGTTCCGTCTAGACTACGAACTTTCAACAGAATCCCTAGAGGACAACATTGAAGGTCAGCAGTTAGAAGATCACGTTGTACGTTTGATGGCAACTCAGTTCGGTAACGATCTTGAGGATATTGCAATCAATGGTCGTCCAGGAACATCTGGCAATGGTACATACAATAATACCCTTGCAGGATTTATCCGTCAGACACTTGACACAAACTATGCAGGTGCCCACGAAGCTGCAGCAGCTGCTGCAACATTGACCAACATTTGGGAGACTTCTCCTGAATCTGGTGATGGTGCTTCAACAAAGCTAACACTAGAAGCATTGGAGACTATCTACAATGCTTTGCCTCGTAAGTTCAAGGCTCGCCGTCAGGATCTGAAGTTCTACATGAACAGCAAGCATCTTCAGGAACTAATCGCTGAACTCCGTCAAATTGGACAGGGTGGCGTTCCAGAAGCAGTTGCACAGAGAGTGATCGATGGTGTTCTACCACAGATTGGTGGACCAGCAGGTGCTCAGTATCTAATCTTCGGACTCCCAGTACTAGAAGTTCCTTTGTACCCAGACAACTATGTTGATCTAACCGTACCAAGCAACCGTATTTGGGGCTTCCAGAGAGATGTTACTGTACATCGTGAGTTCAAGCCAAAGAAGGATACTATGGAATACACAGTATTCGTTCGTATGGGCGTTGCACTTGAAGAAAAATCAGCTATTGCAGTTGGTCAGCCTTCAGCTTAATAAACTTAAGCACAAAGAAGAAGGGTTACAGAAATGTAGCCCTTCTTCTATTTTTTTGTAGTATAATTAGTATTGGAGGCAGACGCATGTTCGAAAAGAAAACAGTTCTTGAGCTTAAGGCAATTTGTAAAGTACTAGATATTGATGTAAAAGATTTAAAGAAAAAGGTTGATTACCTTGGTGCCATTGAAGAATCTGGACATACTTGGGAATCATATCTAGAAAAGGTAGATAAAGACTTTACATATGTTGAAGCGGAAATTAAAGAAGAAGTAGAAGTTAAAGTAGAAACAAAAGAAAAAGTAGAAACATCGTCTCAAAGCGATGTTGTTTTAAAGATGGTTCACCCAAGAAGTGCTCTAAATGTTTCAAATATTGTGACATTTACATTTGAGCAGCCATTTCAGGTAATGTCAGCAAGCAGGGCAGAAGAGATATTAAATTTAGCAAGAGGAGAAGTTAGAAAGGCTACAACTGAAGAGATTAAGTCTTTTTATGGTATTGATTAATGAAAGAATATTTAACTAGTGACGGAGACGCTTTAGTAATTGAATATAGAGCCCCTGCTGGAACAGATAGCCTAATCTATGATGTTTATGATACATCTCTTGGAGTTTACTTAATTGCGGATGAAGCAGAAAAGAAAACTGCTGTAACCACCCCAGTTGCTTACCAGCCATTTCATATTACACTTCCGTATGATGTTGTAAAATATAATAGAAAAATTCAACTTAATCTTCAAGTAATTGATCAAGCTTCTTTTACAGAAGATACACTATATGCCTCTTTAGTGAGACCATACGCAACCGTAACAGACATTCAGGCTGCACTTGGTATAACTGGTCAAGAAACACAATTAGAAGCCTTAGAAAGAAGAGCTAGGTTTATCATTGACTCTAAAGTTAGCGATCAATTTGGATTTACCTATGAATCAATTCAGGCATATGGTCAAGGAAGCGATGTTCTAGATTTAAGAAAAAGAACTGAGTCTTTTGATAGAGTAGTTAAAGACGACCAAGTTGTTTTTGATTCTACGGAAGATCCTGCAATTAACTTATTCTTTAGACCAGTTGCAATTGCAGAAAGCAAAACAAGGCTAAAGGTTATTGAAGAGGGAGCCAACTTATTTGAGTGGGCAGAGCCAACAGTTCTTGCTAATGAGCGTGGATTTGAAAAAAACAGTCTTTACACAGTTCGTGGAGAATACGGATGGAAATTTGTACCTCTTGCAATTAAAGAGGCAACCATCATGCTTGTAGAAGATATGCGTTGTGGGGACTGGAATTATAGAAATACGGGACTAAAGTCTGTAAAGAACGATGCATTTGATTTAGAGTACAATCCAAACATTTATTCTGGAACTGGAAACCTAGCAGTTGACTCATTAATTGCACCTTACAAGAACTTTAATATGCTGGTGATTTAAATGACATGTGTCGCTAAATCAGCATATACAATGACTGCAGACATTTATGTAGCATCTATTTCACAAAACTCAGTTACTGGATCTATTACAAGAACTTGGGTATTTAATCAAACAATACCATGCATGGCAAGAGGAATTGTTAGAGCAGGTCTTGGAGACAACTCAACCACAGTAAATATTGATGAGTTTTTAAAAGTAACAAATAGTTTAGTAAAAGTAAGGGCTGGAGTAACTTTAGACTCTACAGTAAAAGTAGCAAATATTAAAAACTCTGACGGTCTTGTTATTTGGAAAGAAAGTCCTTCAACTGGAGTTAATGGTTCAACCATATTTGAGCCTCGTGGAAGCACCCCAATAGCAGATCATCGTGGACATATTGTTGAGTATGAAACAATTTTAATGAGACCAGAAGTTCAAAAGTTAAATGGAGTTTAAATGTCTAGAATTGATTCCACAAAAATTGCTTCATTAACAAAAAAAACAAAGTTTAAATCTATTAGAACTGGAGAGCTACCTCAAAAAATTGCAGCAACTGCACACTTTCAAGCAGAGTTAATAAATAGACTTTCTAATGAAGAAAAGGTAAGAATACAAGAGTATGGGCTACGACACATATCTAAATATTTTGAGTCTTATATAGATCACTTAGCAAGAGTAAATCCAACTAAATACCATCATATATATGAGCCTGGTCAATCTGGAGATCCAAGAGCAAGACTATTTAAGTCAAACGTAACCTCTGATAAAAATAAAGCAGTTTTACAATATAGCTTTTTGTCATCAAAAGTTCCTGGTGAAAGTGGTCAGGTATTTAAGTCTAAAGCACTTATTATGGAGTCTGGAACCCCAGTAACAATTACTCCAAAAAGAGCAAAGTCTTTAGTTTTTGAGGTTGACGGAGAACTTGTGTTTTCAAAGCAAAGCTATGTTACAAATCCTGGAGGCGTAGCAGTACAAAATTCCTTTACTGAAACCTTTAATCAGTTTATGTCATCTAGGGCAAACGAAGTCCTAATTGACCTTGGATTTTATGAAAGAATAGAAAGAGCAATATTATCAGAAACAAAACTAGTACTTCGTAAGATTTCTAGTGGTACAATTTCAGGTATGGCTATGCAAGCAGCAGCATCTGCAGGAAAAATTTCTAAGAGGTCAAGATAATGGCACTAGAGCTTCCAATTCACATTATTAATAAGTATCTTTATAACAAGGCAATTGCTGGAACTCAAGAGATCCATGGTGTCTGGAACGTAAAATCATTTAATACATCTCTTCCTAACGGAATTACCGATGGTTCAAGAATATTATTTTTAGAGGCTGGAAAAAGCATGGACCAAATGGTTGCTGACCTTAGGGTGGCAAATCCAAACACCCTATATCCTTCTACCTACATTATTTACGATACTATCTATCCTCCAATAAAAGGCACAATGTGGGCACTTGAAAAAGCACAAACTATCTTCTATTTTGTAACAAGCTCTGAACAACAACAAGATATTGCTAACATTCAGTATGTAAAAAACTACATTTTTGACTTAGTAAAGAAATTTGACGAATCTGCCCAAGCAATCAACAATTCATCACAGGCTAGCAATAACATTAGATTTAAGTATATTAGAGCAGATCAGGAAAGTCCAGATTTAGACTTCCTTGGAGATAGGGCAGAAGATGACAGAAAAATTTCCAGCCTTATCCTGACATATGAGTATACTAAATCATAAGTATGGTCATGGTACTATTATCTTGAGGAAACGCTGAAAAGCTAAAAAAATTTATTTTGGCAGGAGGTGTAAATAAATAAATGTCTTATAGTGCAAAAAATATTATCGTAGGTGCTGGTGTCCTTTACATTGGTAAAGATGCTGGCGTAATCTATGACGAAACAGATATCGCAAAGTCACCAAACACATTGGATTCTCAGGTAAATGGAAATACTTTCACAGATCCTTCCAAGGTTGATGATACTAAGTGGAGACACGTTGGCTATACTTCAGAAGGTGCAGAAATGTCCTTTGAACCAGATTACGGTGAAGTACAGGTAGATCAGCTTCTTGACGTAGCAAAGATCTTCAAGCAAGGTCAGCGTGTTATGTTGAACACAACATTCACAGAAGCAACTCTAGAAAACTTTCTTGTTACCATTGGTGGCAAAGACGGTGATAAAACAGGTGGATCTGCTAACATAAACGGTGCTCAAGAAACAGTCTTCCTAAATGGTGGTGCTCTTGGATACTCCCCAGTAGAAAGATCAGTTCTTGTAGTTGGTCCTGGACCAGATTCAAAGACCGCAGTAGGTGGTATTTCAGCTGGAAAGAAGGTAGAGCGTCTTTACGTTGGATACCGAGCCCTTTCCATGGAAACTGTTACAGTTGGTATTAGAAGAAATGAAGCTACAGTATTCCCTGTATCTTTCCGTCTTCTTCCTGCCTCTGAATCAGAGTACAATGCCCCTGATGGCAATCAGACTTATGGCAAGGTAATTGACCGTGTATACGGTACAGCCTAAGTTATAATTTAATAGGTTTAAGGTGGGTCTTAGGACCCACCTTATTCCATTTGTATTAGAAATGCTATATAATTAAGAGGAATCACACAGGAGGAAATTGTGGCAACAAAAATTTATGAAAGTATTGACCTAGAACTACTAGACGGTACTGAAGTAACAATCAAACCATTAAATATTAAAAACTTAAGAGAAGTAATGAAGGTATGGGCAACTGCAACTTCAGCAGAAACAGAAGATGAATTTCTTAGTGTTTTGCTAGAATGCACAAAGATTGCATTTAAGCAGTACCATCCAGTATTAGCAGATGATCCAGAAAAACTAGAAGATGCTTTGGATCTTCAGACTATGTATAAAATTCTAGAGGTCGCAGCAGACATTAGGTTGAACGACCCAAACCTGCTAGCAGCAGCTCAGGAACTAGTTGGTCAGAACTAGACCTAGCTGCTCTAGAATCAGAAGTTTTCCTTTTGGGTCACTGGAAGGATTATGAAGAACTAGAAAGTTCTCTTTCTATGCCTGAACTTGTGGCAACACTTGAGGCTATATATAAGAAAGACGAACGAAGTCAAAAGTTTTTTGCTGCATTGCAGGGAGTTAAACTTGACGAAAGTTCTTCTGGAAGTTCTGGAAGTGATGCTCCAGTATCTTACCAAGAAATTCAAGCGAGGGCAATGAAGAAATTGACAGGCAGCGATGAGGCATCAAGAGCCATGGAATATGGTTTTACCTCAGACGTTGGAATGTCATACTCATTGATAGGTGAAAGTTAGTGTCAGACGTTAGGTCTCAATTTAGTTATGATGCAAACTTTGGTCCTGCCCAAACACAAATCAGATCTCTTGTAAAAGACATTACTGTACTTAATGCTGCTTTCAAGTCGCTTGATAATGAAGCTAATAAGGTAAGAAATGCTCGTGCAGGTTCTTTCATGTCCAGCCTTGGAAATATTGGTGGATTTAATGCTCAAATTGTTGACCTTACAAGTGACGTAGAAAGATTTGGAAAAGCACTTCAAAAAAATCAACTAACTCTTCGTCAATATTACAAAGAAGCAGCACAGGCTTACAAAAAGAATAGCATGGCTAGAAGGCTTGCTGAAGATGAAGTAAGAAGAGCACAGTCCCAACTTGTAGGAATGGGACAAAACCAAAAGGGTCGTCAGCAGGGAATGCTAATTACCCCTCTTACAATTGACACAAGTGACATTAATACAAAAATGGCTATTAGCCAAAAACAATTTTCTATCTTTAATAAACTTGTAAACGATGGTGCAACACAACTTATTAACTGGGGTAAAAATACTCAGTGGGCTGGTCGTCAGCTTACTGTCGGTCTTACAGTTCCATTAACAATTTTTGGTGCAGCAGTGTCTAAAACATTTAGAGAAGTAGACAAAGAGCTTACAAGATTTGCAAAGGTTTATGGATCAGACCTAGTTGGTGCAAATCAACAAGCAACAAATACAATGAGATCCCAAGTTGAGCAATTATCAAAAGACTTTGCTGGTAAATATGGTATTGCAGCAAAAGAAACAGCAGGTCTGGCAGCAGACTTAGCAGCAACTGGACTAGAAGGACAAAAACTTTTAGACTCAGTTGCACAGACAACACGCCTAGCCGTACTTGGTGAGGTTGATAGACAAGAAGCAATGAAGGCAACCCTCGCACTTCAAGGTGCTTTTAATATGAGTACAACTGAGTTAGCAGAATCAATTAACTTCCTTAACGCTGTTGAAAACCAAACATCCGCATCACTCCAAGACTTAACTGAAGCAATACCTCGTGTTGGTCCAGTTATTAATTCTCTTGGTGGAGACGTTAAAGACTTAGCGGTTCTACTCGTAGCAATGAAAGAGGGAGGCGTGAATGCAGCCGAAGGTGCAAATGCTATCAAGTCTGGTCTCGCCTCCCTTATCAACCCAACAAGACAGGCATCAGAAACAGCAAAGCAATACGGAATTGATCTTGACGGAATTGTAAAAGCAAATAAGGGAAAGCTTATGCCAACAATTATGGCTTTTCAAGAAGCATTATCTGGACTAGATCAGTTTGCAAAAGCACAAATTATTGAACAACTTTTTGGTAAGTATCAGTTTGCAAGAATTTCTGCACTGTTTGATAACTTAAATGCTTCAGGATCACAGACCGTAGAAGTGCTAAAACTTATGGGAGCCTCTTCACAAGATCTTGCAAAGATTGCAAATGGTGAAATTAGAACTCTTACAGAGTCTTCATCAATGCGTTTCCAAAGATCTATGGAAGCCATCAAAGCGTCTCTGATTCCAGTTGGTCAAGTTCTTACAGATGCTGTTATACCATTTCTTGAAAAAACAGCAAATCTTATTCAAATGCTTGTTGAATATGCAAGTAATCTTCCAGGACCAGTTAAAAGCTTTTTAAAGGTTGCAACAGGATTTACATTAGTTGCAGGTCCTTTGATTATGCTCGCTGGTGTATTTGGAAACTTTCTTGGATATATAACTAAGTCTGCAATGTCTATTACTAAGCTTGGTGCTGCACTTGCAGGACTAAGAACAGAAAAATTTGAAATGTTAGACGACACACAGCTTGCAGCATCTAAGGCTTCAGACATACTTACAAGTGGCTACAACAATCAAAGAGCATCTCTTGACAAATTAAATATAGCTATGGAAGCATATCTTGCAAATTTAAGAGAAGAAGTTACATTAAGTAGTCAGGTATTTGTGCCTGGAACAAAAACTTCTGGAAGAGGACCAAAGGGTGGTAAGAAAGCAAAACTTGCAGAGGGTGGTCAACCTTATGTTCCTGGAAGTGGAGATGGAGATAAGGTACCAGCACTTCTTGAGCCTGGAGAGTTTGTAGTAAATAAAAAAGCTGCAGCAAAATATGGTCCACTTCTAGAAGACATTAATTTTAATAGATCACCAAGATTCCAAAAGGGTGGTCATTCTGGACCAGGATCAAACCTTACTGATTTTATTAGACTTCAAGAAGGTGGAGATACACAAAAGCTTGCAAATAAAACTATTTTAAGAATTAGAAAAAAATCAGCTAGTGATCAAAAAGCACAAGCACTTGAATCATTTGTTTTAAGAGGAATGGATAAGTATAAAGATAGTCCTTCTGAATTTAAAAAATTTATTGCATCACTAACTGCAGAGTTAGAAGCTCTTGACAAGCAAGGTAAAAAATATAATTCAAAAGCTGTTTTAGGAGAGCCAGCTAAGCCATGGGTTCTTGAATCTGGTGTAAGTAGGTCGGCAAGCAGATCAGAAACTGTTAGAGGTGGAAGTCCTTCAGAAATTAGAAGAATAAAAAGAGACCAAGCTGCATCACTTAATCCAATGGAAGATGCAATTGTTAAAAGATTAAGAGAAGCAAAATTTACTGAATCCGACATTAAAAAATTTGCTGGAGTAGAAGCTGCTCATTTATCAAAAGATAGAAAAACAATTGATGGCGTAGAGTACAAAATTTGGAGACCAAGCAATCTTTCATGGATACCAAGAGCAGAAAATAAAGCAATGGAGTATTTAACTAGAAAGGGTCCAACCCAAGGAGTATTTGAATCAGCACTAAAACAAGCTGGTGCTACTCCAAATCAGATTAAATCAATTCTTGCAGGAAACCATCCTGTGTCTGGAAGCTCCAGTAGAGATTCACTGCTAAAGGCATTTTCTATTTTAGAAGAACGTGGAATGCTTCCTGCTGGCAGTAGAGCTGAGTCTTGGGTAAGAGCAACTAATGCTTTAAATGGTAAAAGCCCTATCTATAGTCCAACTGCTGGAATCCTAGACCCAACCGATGAAAGATACAATGAAGAATATAAGAGTGCACAGTTAGGTAAAGGTAAACCAAAACCAGTAGATGCAAAAACTGGAAGACCAGCTACTAAAAGGTCTGTAGGAAGGCATCAACGTGGTGGAAGATCTGTAGTAATAGATTCCACAGAAACAGTTGCAGATAGAAAATTTGTTGAGCTTGCTGAAAATGGAATTGACGATGGAACGGACATTAAGGCACAAAGAAAAGCAGTTAGAGGACAAAAGGCAGGTGCTATTGGCGGTCTAGCTATGACTGCAGCGTTTACACTTCCTGCAATTACTGGAACCAATGAGGCACTTAACGGTCTTACAAATAATCTTCTTATTGCATCATCTGCAATTTCTGCATTTGCTACAATTGCACAGGTTCGTGGCATTGGTGGCGGAGGCATGGGAATGGGTGCTAAAGCCAGAAACTTAAAAAATGCATCTATGGCATATCGTGGTGTTGCACCACAAAGAATTCCAGCAGGAATGGAAGGTGCTGGTCGTTCTTTAAGTAGAGAAGCTGGTATTGCACAGGCAAAACAACAAGTTGGTGCTGGAAGAGTTATGGGTGCAGTAGCAACTAAAGCTGGTGGAACTGGTAGGGGTGCTGGTCTTGCTAGAGGTGCTTTGTCAACAGTAGGTCTTTTGGGTGGTCCAGTTGGAGTTGCATTAGTTGCAGCAATTGCTCTTGGAACTGTTGCGTTCGTTGCATATCAAAAAGCAATTAACAATGCTCGTAAAGAAGGTGCATCTTTATTTGCAGAGCAAACAAAAGCTGCAGAGTATTATGGAATTGAACTTAAAACTATTAATTCAGCAATGATGGAAAATGCAAAAATTGCAAAAGAAATGGGATTTGCAGGTGCAGGAGCAGTAGCATCTACTGTAGATCCAGAATTAAAGAAAGCAATTTTAGAACAAGAAGAAAATAAAAAACTTGTAGAACAACTTAAAGAGTCTAGTGACCCAGCTTCAATATTCCTTGGACAATATGGGAAAATGTTACAGCAAGGATTTAATCCAGAGCAAGCAAAAGAAGTTCTTTCTGTATTGGCACAAGCTAGTGGTCAAATGGGAGGACTCACCCGTGTTAGCAGTCAAATAAACGGAATTACAACACCAGGACAAGCAACTGCAGCAATTGGAGAATCGTTTACAAAAAATGTTGGGTCTATGTTTGGAAGCAATAGCCTAGTTCTTAATACTGAATTAGCAAATGCTGAAGGTAGATTTGGAGAGTTAATAAAAGCTGGTCTTACATCATCAGACCTAAGCGAAGGATTTAAAATTGTTGAAGATGGTATTGCTGCTGCATATAAAGAAGGTGCATCCAAGGGTCTTTCAACTCTGACTGTTGAAGAAACTTTAAATAAGTCTTTTAAGTCACAGTTAGAAGGATTAGGATTTAAAGAAGGCGATGAAGTGTATGACACAGTTAATGCTATTAAAGACTCTAAATTACAGTTAGCATTAGTACAAGGAGCAGCAGCAGGTCTTGATATGTCAAACTTTATTGAAGATTTAGATGTATCTACAGCTAAAGCAAAAGAACTTTATCTTACTTTAGCATCTACAGATGCACTTGCTGCAACTAACACACAAGCTATTTCTCAGGCTCAACGTGTAATAGATGAGATTGATAAAGAAATTCAAGTAAGAACCGCATACTTTGATCAACTTGCAGTAAACAATGAAAATGCCCAAGCATCAGAAGAAGAGCGTACAAAAAATTTCCAAAAAAATATAGAAAAACGAAATAAGGCTATTCAAAAAGAAATTAAGGGAATTCAAAAAGCTGCAGACGAACAGATTAAAACAAAAGAAAAAGAAATTGATGCAATTGAGGAAAGTTCTGATAAATACTTAAAGGCTCTTCAGTCACAAAAAGACGAGTCTTCTTTCTTAGCTAGCCAGCAACAAACAGCATTGGGTGGACTTGGTGCACTTGCAAGTGGAGATGTTATTGGATTCTTGCAAGCAAGAGATGAAATGGCTTCAGCTGCTCAGTCAAATGCTCAAGAAGAAGAAATTAAAAAAATTGAAGATCTTACAGATGCAAGAATTACGGACATTGAAAAAACAATAGATGCAATTAAAGAAAAAGCAGATGCAGAAGTTGGAACACTTCAAGACCAGCTTGAAAAGAATCAAGAGCTTATGGATAAAGAAGGAGAGCGTCATGAAAACAGAATGGCTGCTCTTCAAAAAGAAGCAATACAAATTCAAACAAATAAGTCTGCAGAAATTAAAGCATTTGATGACTCTAAGGCTGCACTTCAAGAGTTTATAAATACTCCAGTTGGAGACAAGCTTGGAAAAGATTTAACTAAGTATGCTGAAGCAATATCAAACGTTGCTGCAAATATGCCAGCACACTCAAAAAATATTATGAATGATCTTGCAACATCATTTGGAAATAACTTCCAATCCGTCTTTGATGCAGAAGTGCAAAAATCTGCAGAAGAGTTTGGTGTAGATCCAACAGACCTAAAAACTTTGGTTCAAAAATCTTTACCTAAAAATGGAGGAAGTGGAGCAAAGGCATCGGATAGATTTGCAAAGGGTGGATACGTTAGCGGTCCAGGAACTGGAACATCAGACTCCATTTCTGCTCAACTTTCAAATGGAGAGTATGTTGTTAAGGCTGACGCAGTTAAAAGAATTGGAAAAGATACGCTGGATAGAATTAATTCTGGAACTGGAGGCATGGTAACAAGAACCAATACAGTTGAAGGATATCGTGTTGGTGGAGGAGAAGCAATTACCGCAGCAGCAGCTTTTGCAGGTGGAGTTAAAACTGCAGTTAGTGCAATTACTTCAGCAAATGCTTTAGTTCAGGCAGCAGCAAGTGTAATGAATGAAGAGCCAGAAAATTCAGATGGTGGAGGAACTGGAAAGACAACATCTGTTCCAGAACAACTTGGAAAAGTTGCAAGAATTCTTCGTGGAAACTATAGAGTATCTGCAAGAGGAACGTATCCAAGTGGAAATCCTCACAGTGCAAGATATGGCACTGCAATTGACTACGCTACTCCAACGGGAACTGATGTTTATGCAATGGCAGGAGGAACTGCATCAAACCTTAACAGAGGAAATAGTTCTTTTGGAAAGTATGTAACAATTAGACATGCTGACGGAACAGAATCTCTATATGCTCACTTAGATTCACATGGTCAAGGAGGAACTGTTAATGCTGGAGACTTTATTGGTGAGACTGGAAACACTGGAAATTCCACAGGTCCTCACCTACACTTTGAATGGTCAGCACTTAAGAATGGATTTAATCCTCCAGGAATGAGAATTGGTGGAGAAACAATGTCCGATGGTCTTGCCAATTTACACAAGGGAGAACTTGTTTTAACTAAGCCACTTACACAACAATTAAAAGATGGAATTGCAGAATTAAAATTTGGAATGCCATCAATGTCTGGCGTTTCTCCAATAGATAGTGGTACAATGGTATCTAGCAGTAATACATACAACATTAGCGTTGATGCATCTGGTCCTTCAATGGATCCAAATAAGATTGCACAAAAAATTGTTACTGCTATTAGCAGAGAAGAAGATAGAAGAAGTTTTGGGAGGACTAGCTGATGGCACAAGCATATTTAAATAAAACTTTTAGTAAGCCTTCTCTTATTATATTGTCTACATCTAATCCAACAGCAGAACTATCTAGTGGAACGCCAACAGGAAGATGGGACTTTGGTTCTGGACAGGTACTTTACTTAACAGATGACAATAGGTCTGCTCTCTCTGTAACCCCACAAAGACTTGAGTCTAAAAGAAGAATGATTGATGGAACAATGCGTTCTGTTCACATTGCAGATAAAATGACTTTTAGCACTTCTTGGGAATCCCTTCCATCTAGAAAAACTAGACCAACTCCAGCAAGTCCAGATGGTCTTTCAAATAAAATTACTTCAGATGGCTTTGGTGCAGGTCAAGATATTAAGGCTTGGTATGAAGCAAACTTTTCAGATTTTTGGATGCTATTAGTATATGATGCATCGGTATCAGGAAACTCAGTAAACAATGTTGAAAAGTATAATGTTTTCTTTGATGATTTTGATTTTTCTATTGTAAAAAGAGGACAACATAATGATTTGTGGGATGTGTCTATTAGCCTGGTGGAAGTGTAATGTTAACTACAGGATTAACAGCAATAGATTCCATTTACAAAAAAGGATCTACTGTATCTTCTAAGCATAAAATTTTAGCAGAGTGGAACCACAACTCCTATTATAAAATTAACTATATTGGTTCTTATCCAATATACATTGATGCTAAATCAAGCGGTTCTAGCGATCCAACATATTCAAAAACATTTGTTGCAACGGATTTAGGTGGATGGGATAATGGCAATCTTTACAATACAGTATCTGTAGATAGCACTCAAATTCCAAAAGAAAACAAGGAAAGAAAAGACCTTTGTAGCCTATACAATGTTATTGAAGTAGATAGACCAGATCCAGGAATTATTTATGGAATTGGGTCTCAGACTTCAACAACAATTGTTGAAGATTCTAAAACAGTTAAGTCTTACAACATTTTGCAATCTCCAGTTAGACTTTATCCTCTTTCAAATAATCAGGGATTTAAGTACTGGAATTCTTTTAGATATTGCAAACCAAATTCAAGTGTTTCCCCAGCAATCACTCATGAACTAATTGGAAGATCTGGAAGTGATTTTACAATGAAGGGAAACAACGCCTTTGTTGTTTATGATGGAGTTTTAAAAACAAATAAAATTGTTGTTAAAACGCAGACTGTAAATGGTTACGCTAAGGACTTTACAATACAGGTTTTAAAAGCTGGAAGCACAACTTGGTCAACTGTATATTTTGAAAATGATGATACAAGGCTAGCTGCAGCAAAATTAAAAACGGTATCTGGAACTAGTGGGTCTAAAAATATAACCCTAACAGATAGTTCAGGAATTTATGTTGGAATGAGAGTTGTTCAATCAGGATCAACCGCAAACATACCAACCGAAACATATGTAGAGTCAGTTGGAGTTGACGGATTAGTTACTCTTAACAAGAATTTAACAGGAAACCTTAGTGCCGTTGCAGGTATTAATTTTATAGATACACCAGCACTATCTGATGGAATTGTTAGAATTACTGGTAAAAAAATTAATGGTACAGTTGTATGGTCTCTTGCTAGTGGAGCTGAAGAAGAAAACGCTTTATCGTCATTTAAGATTCCAACCGATGGAGTGTCTGGACTAGACGTAGAACTAATAACTGGCATTAGATTTTCCGCACAAACAATGTCAAAGGCAAACGCAACACTAGACATTATTGAAATATCTCCAAGAATGGTTGTAGATTTTACTGGATATACAGAAGCACTCTCTGTTGACACTACTATTGGAGATGCTTCTCTTGGATTGCCAGTAGGATCTATTGTTTCATCTACAGGATCTATAGATTTATTTAATGAAGATAATTTAATTAGCAATAAAAATGTTGACTCAATTCTTGACGACCTATTAAAGCCAAATGTTAAGTTTACAATTCTAAATGTTATTACTTCTGGTCAAATTCAAAAGTTTGTTCCAGTAAAAGTTTTATATGCAGAAAGCTGGGATGAAGAATCTAACTGGAAAGTCTCCGTATCCTTAGAAGACTCCATGCGTTTCTTAAAAGATAAACCAGCACCTGACATGCTACTTGCTGCAAGAAATGGAATTAAAGTATCTGCAATTATTAAAATTCTTTTAGACAATGCTGGATATAATAGATTTAGCTTTGTTAAAAGTAAAGAAGAGCTGGCTTATGAATATGAAGATATTCCTTTGGACTTCTTTAGATGTAGAAAAGAAGAGTCTGTTGCAGAAGTTTTAAACGAAATAGCAAAGTCTGCCCAGCTATCCATATTCTTTGATAGTTTTAATAATCTTGTTGCAATGACTAAAGAGGCGGTTGCAAACAAGACAGACCTATATGACTACTGGCTTGTAGGAGATATTGGCGAATTAGATTCAGGAGATAGCGAGTACCTTTTCTTAAATGATAAATATACAAGCAATATCGAAAGCTTTGAGGATACAATTGTTCCTCCAATTACTGCAGGAGAAGTTGCGTATGATCATTTGGGTATGGAAAAAAAACCTATAAATCTTGTCAAAGAGTCCCTTAAGAAAGATGGAAATATAGACATTCTTAATACTGTAAAAGAAAATGGATATAGTGAGGTTAACTTAAATAGAAACCTTTCATATGTGCCTCATATCGTCTGGCAGCCGTCTAACACGGACTTAGATGCTTGGCTTGCTGTTGGAGCACTACAGAAAAATTTAAATGCCTCAGATGGATTAAGTTATTTTAACACAAGTGGATATGACGCACAAACAGAGCAGGATGCCATCAGAGAGGCTTATGATAGCCTAACTGATACTCAAAAAAATGATTTAACAATTTTTATTCAAGAAGATCACCTGACCTCATCCTTCCAAAGAAAATATAACGGATATGTATCTATTGATGATGAATTAGTTAAATATAACGGTGTGCTGTATAAGGTTTCAAGAAGAGGGTTTTCTACTGACCTAGTTATTTACTTTTCCGAAGAAGAAAAATTAACAGCAATTTTAAAGGCTCCATCTGGAGCAAGCTTTATCCCAGTGGGTCTAATTGTTGATATTCAAATGTCAGTAATTTCTAGCCCAGATTTATCTAATAATTCTTATAAATATGTTGTTACTAAAACTGGCAGAGGCTTTGATGGAACAGTAATAGCAAGCCATATAACATCAAATAGCCCAGAAGCAATTACTTGGTCTTCATTTTCTACAAAGCTATATTCTTCAACTCAACCAGGGGCAAATGTAAAAGCTACAATAAACTTATTAACACAAACCAAGGTTTCAACTGGAGATGCTGCTGTCAATGAATATCTTTATGCAAATGCTGGATATGCAAAAATAATTGGACCACCTTCATATACAACTTCAGACTCTACTGCAAATTTGCCACCTAGTGACCAACTTATTATTAGAGATCAAGGTCAACAATTTTTATCTGGATTTAAAAAAGCTATAGGATTTAATCCAATAAGAATTGGAGCAAAATTAAGAATTTTAGAATCGGGATCAAATTCAACATTTGCTGGAATTGGAATGTACAATTCTTCAACAACCACAGGAACTAATGGATACTTCCTTGAAGTTTCTACTTCTGGAGATGCGTTTGAAGCAGATAAGCCAGATAGTAACAACATTAGATTTTATAAAGTTACAGGAACAGATAGAACTCCGCAACTTCTTGGTGTTGGCTTTGCAAGAGTTAATGCTGCTAAGTTTGGAAATGAATCTGCACAGCCAGCCTACGCAGCACTAGGAAATCCTGATGGGTGGAGAACTACTTTTAGTTTAGACATTGTTACATATGACTCAGCTTCCTACAGAGCATTTGATATTTACTTTGAAGACGTTTTAGTATTTACAGCAATTGATGATGCAAAAGTTGGAGAGTCTGGATATATTCCTCCAAGACAAGATGTGTCAATGTTTGTAAGAGATGATTCTGCTGCAATTTTTGAGTATTTTTATGCAACAGCAATTCCAAATGGAATAAATGTTTCTGTAACAGACCCAATTCTTTCTGCACCAGAACCGTATGGTTTTGATCAAGCAATTGACCGTGGAATCTTTAGCTCCTCAGCTAGACAAATTTTAGGAACCAACTATCAAATTTTTTACGAAGACTTTGGATGCCTTGTAAGAGAAGTTAGAAAAATTGAAGCTAGATTCCCATTCCCAACTTTTTCTGCTTCTTTGATTGAGCTAGGAAGAGTAGTGCCAGACTACATTGTTAAAAACTTTAAATATACTTCATTTGGAGGAGAATTTTGGATTTATTGCACAGCAGGTGCAACCGTAAGAATCGATTCTGAAAGTTCTATCCCTGTATACATTTCTGGAATTTTGTTGGATAAACTTGGTGGTGGAACCGTAGCCATTGACGATTATATTAATTCTTTAGATATAGAAGAAAGAAAGAATCAGGAGCTTGAAATTAATAAGCGTTTATACGGCGAGCAGTCTTATAATATTTCTGGAAGCTATATTTCAGGAGTAGAAATGGCAAGAAAACTAGCAAACTGGGTTGCTAAAAAAGCATCTAAAGAAAAAACTATTATTTCTGCAGAAATTTTTCCAAACCCACTTCTTCAACTTGGAGATAAGATAAAGGTATTTTACAAGGCTAGGGGATATTGTGTTGATGAAGATGGAGATAAGACATATGTTCTATCTCGAATTTCTTATTCCGCCACACCAGATGATATTTCTATGAACGTTGAGTTAAGGGAGATGTTGTAATATGCCAGCACAAAAGCAGGGTGGAGCAAGCAAAAAAGTTAAAGACCCCGAAACAGCAAGAGAAAATAAAAGACTTGGTAAAAGACCTGATCCAAATAGAGCAAATGCAAGAGAAGATAGAAAGCCAGTATACGTCTACCCTGGATTTGATACAAGTTCTACTTTAAAAGTTAAGCCTGGCAAAGGTGGAACTGGCAATGGTGGAAATAAAGATAAAAAAGACAAGCCAGATCCAAGAGAAATTTATCCAGTATCTCAGGTTCAGATACCATTGGGTTCTGGTCAGGTAATAACTCCAAACCTTCAAGAAGCATATATTAGAGAAGTTACAAGGCTTACTTTAAACCTCATTTCTAGTGCAGAAAACTTATTGTTTGCTTACAATTTTACTGGAATTAATAAAATTGCATCATACATGCTTGAATCAGATGATGCCAGCCAAAGATCAACTGCGGTAGTTTCTAATATTATTAGACCTAGATCAGGAGTTGAGTTATCAGAATTAGAGGTTAGAGATAAGCTTAACAATGTAATTAATCTTATTGCAAACACAATTGGAGACCTAGTTCCATCTTCTACTAAATTAAATAGTTTTGGGCAAAAAAAGGATAACTTAGATTTTATAGGAGGTACGCCAAGAATAGATAATAGAACATCATTTTATGATTTAAAGCTAGAACTTCCAGACATACAAGGGTTTGGATATGACGTTGCTTATACAATAAAATGCTATGATATTAGTTAAAATGGTATAATTTGTTTATGATGCAGGGAATTTACAGAATTTATAAAGATGGAAAATTAGTAGCAGAAAAAGAAAATCAAATGACAGTTGCAGGACGTGCAATTGTTTTAAAGGCTTTGATGGGCTTGATTCCAAGTATTGGTGGTAATATTCAAGTTGGAATTTCTAGCGTTGCAAATGGAACATCTCCTAATAGCACTAATTCAGATGGACTAATTACAGACACTAGACTTGGATTTTCTGTAAGTAGCATTCCAGTTCGTCTAGCATTTTTAGATAATAGTGGAAACTATGATGCAATGGTTTTTAGAGGAACTATCCCATCCACGGCTGACGCATTTACAATACATGAACTTGGAATTTTTCCCTCAAGCTTAGAAGAAGACAAAGCTTTATCTGAGCTACTTTTAGTTTCTGGAGAATCTGCAGATGGATGGCTAAGATCTGGAACAGGAATTGGTTCTGTTTCTGGAAATCCTCCATCAACATCTGGATATGTATCCGCAGCACCCACTGACTTTTCTGGAGGGTTTAGGGTTGGATCAACAGCTTTATTCTTAAAGCAAAATGAAGTTTTAAGAATTAACAAAACTTTTAGTCAGTTTTCATCTTCAGGTCAAAACGCATTTAATATTGAAGATAACATTTCAATAGCATATTCTAAAAAAACTGGAGATACTCCAAAAATTATTCTTAAGTTTTTAACCAATGATGCTAATTATTTTACTACAAACTTTACAGCAACTACTGGAACAACTTATGTTATTAAAGATATTTTAAGAAGTTCTTTTACAAATGTTTTAACTCCAAGTTGGGGAAACATAAATGCCATAGAAATAACAGTAGAAAACTCAGATGTAATTATTGATGCAATTAGAATTAATGACAATAACAATCTAGATACAACTTATGGAATGGTTTCAAGAACTGTGCTTGGTTCTGGAAATTTAATTACTAAAGGTGCCTCAGAAGCAGTAGATATTGAATATTATTTAAGCTTTGGCTTTAATAAGGCGGTTTAACCATGCCTGTAACTGGATATGTAAAAGGTTTAGTTCCTGGAAAAAGATACAGAATGGTTGTTAGTGCTCAGGCTGGAGCACAGCAAAACATTGTTCTTCCTTCGATTGAGTTTGTAGTCCCCTCTGCACCAGATTTAATATCTTCTTATACACCAGTTGGAACACTAACTTTTGAAGACAAAACTTATGTAGATAATAGAGTAACTCCTGGAACTGGAGCTACAACAGCAACATTTAATGTTACGCACTGGTCAGCAGCTAACAACTCTAGAACCTATACTTTTTGGGTAAATGGTAGTGGGTACAGCAAAGTAAGAGTTGGTAGCATTATTAGATTTGGTGCAAATGGAAATACATCAACTGGTCTTTCAAACTATGAAGACTCTGACTCTTACTATGATACATATGACTACCAAGTTGTTGATAAACAGTCAACTTATATGGTTTGCAATGTTAGACAATCAATCACGAGCATTGTTGGCTCTGGATCATCTGCAGAAGTTCAAACCACTAACATGTCAGATGGTGCAATTGCTGCTGCTTGGTGTAAAGGTCAAGCTGGTCACTATAGGCACCAATATACAAAAACTGGAAATGCTTCAAACAGAAGACCTTCCAGCTGGACTAAGTTTGAATTTGATGGAAGAGCATTGGGTGCTAAAAACAAAAATCCAAATACAGCAGTTGGAACAGTATATATTCCAAGGGTTCCATCAACATCTAGTAACCTAAGCATTACAAAAACTCATCACAACGTTAATATTAAAATTCCAGATAATTTTCCATTATTTAGAGATCAAAACGTTATAGATATTCCAATCTTTGCATATAAAAATAGAACTTTGGGAACATGGCATAATATGGACCACACAGCTTTTATAGCAATTGATGAGCCAAAACAATACTCTAATAGTGCTATGAATAACTTATTAAGAGGAACCTTAAATGACTCAAATACAAGAGATGGAATTCCAATAAATATAGATTCATTAAATGTAAATAATGTGGCATTTCAAGATGATGCAGGAAACCCTGGAATATTTACTGAAACAAACTACAACAAAGAGTATTACTTTACTATTGCAAGATACAAAAAGGTTGGATCAGTTTGGCAAGGAGCATGGCTTCAGAGTGAAGACTCAGAACCAAGAGTATCAGATCCTGAAGCAATTATTTGGTCACAAAAGGCAAGTGGTGTTTAATGACTAGAAATTCTACAGGAAACAGGTCTACAAATACTGGACCAACAACTACATTGTTTGGTTTTTATGACGTAGACTCTGACACCACCAAGATGATGACAGAAAGCCTAGCTTCAAAAAACTTTGATGGATTTATTCCAAAAGTAGCACTTGAAATTGACCTTTATGATTCTCAAAATGGATATTTTAATTTAGAAGTTGGTCAATACTTACAAGTTACAGATGAATATGGTCAAAATTATTTAAGAGAAGTAGTATCTATTAATTCAGATCCTGAAGGATCTTACTATGGAGCAAAGCTAGGAACTCCAGATGCAGAAAGAAGAAACAACGTTCTTGACATGTCTTATTCTTTTGTGTATCCAACTGGACATTCTTTGGCTGGAGAACCAACAAAAGTTTTTATCAACTACCGCCTTGAAACTGGAGAAACAAGAACTTTAACTATACAAACAACATTAGGTGGAGATGGCTTCCCAACAAATAAAGTTTTTGCTTCTAGAGAAATTTGGTCTCAAAGAGTAGCAGGTTCAAAAGGCTGGCTATTAAGCTCTCAAGGAAATGCAATACTTAACAACCTCCAAGTAAGAGGAGAAATTGAAGCAACATCTGGAAACTTTGAAGGATACCTAACTGTTAACGGCGGAGCAATGAGGCTTGGAGCTAACGTATCTGTTGATGGCGATGACGGAATTAGAATTGACACAAATAACTATTGGTATTCAGATGGTACTTTTAGAGCTGGTGGAGTATTAGAAGGAACTACTACATTTAGAGGTATATCTTGGGATGGAGATGAATTTTCTGTAACTGGAGATATAAGAGCAGAAACTGGATACCTTGGAGGAATTGATGGCTGGATCATTGCTGAAGGTGTTATTAAAGCTGGAGGAACTGACAGCAGTAGCAATCCCTGGGGAGATAAATACTTCTTAAAAAACCCAGACTATGTTGTAAATCCAGAAGATGCTGTTGTTCAATTTGGAGACGTATTCAAAGTATTTAAAAACGGAGACGTAAGCATTAGTGGATCGTTACAAGCAGAGTCTATTATTGTTGACGAATACCAATACTGGAACAAAAATGATGATGGTAAATTTAGAGTTGGGTCTGCAGACAAATACATTTATTGGGATGGAACTAATTTAAATGTAAATGCAATCATTAATGCTACTGGTGGAACATTTACAAATACAGTAAACATTGGTACTGGAACAAATAAGATTAAGCTAACTGGTGGAACTACAGATGCACTAACAAACATTCAAATTGGAACTGGTGGGTTTGAGTCTGCTCCATTCTATGCAGAAGGAACTGGAAAGTTTTCTCTTGGTTCTGGTCTTAGCTGGAACCCTACAGGTTCAGTTCTTAAAATTAATGGTATCCTAAGAGGCTACATTGAGTCTAGTGCACTTACTCCAGTTCCTTTGGTTACAAATGCAATGGGTGTTGGATATCACGACCCGTTATCTTCCCCTAGCACAGCAAACGGATATGGTCTTGGTGGTGTTGGTATAAGACTAGATGCAAATAATTATTGGTACTCCACAGCAAATGGATTTAAAATTGGAGACGCAACACACTATCTAAGATGGTATGACAATAAGCTAACTCTTACAGCACCTTTAATGTCTAATGCAACAATATCTTCTACAGAAATTATCGGATCTAGAATCCGTGGTTCTGATGTATTTGCAAACTCTGCACAAATTGGTGGAAATGATTTTGGTTGGGTTGCTGGCTCTGGAGGTCTTTTTTCTGGAACATCAAATGCTACGGCTTATCTGCAATCTGGATTTCATTCAAACCCAATTGAAAATATTACTCAAAGTGCACCAATTAGAGTTGGAAAACTAGTAAGTAGTCTTCCAACAGTAACTGGTAAAATTACAGCAAATCAAAGAACCAAGATTGTAACTGGAAATGGAACAAAGTTTACCCAAGAACTTAGACGAGGATATTCAATATATGTTATTGAAGGCACAAGAAGATATTTTGTTGGAAACGTTGATAGCGTTATAAGTGATACAGAATTAGCCTTATACGAAAATCCAAATATTACTATTTTTATTAAAGACCAAAACTTTTATGCTTATAAGTTTGAAACAATAATTAGAACTCAGTTCTATACAGATATTGAAAATCCAGAAAAAATTAGTTTGGCTGGAACAAATCTTACAGCAATTCCAATAGATTCGGCAAATACAAAATATCAAGTTGGAGACGAGATCAGATTTGACGAAATATTCCTTGCAAACTCTGGATCCTTTTTGACTGGAATATTGTCAAACACAACCTATTATGTTAAAACAGTAACAACTACAAGCGTAACTATTACTGCACAAAAACAAAATGTGCTATCAGATTATTCAAATAACACTTTTGCTCCAGCAGTTACATACTCTGCTTCAGGTGCCTCCCTTGTATTAAGCCTACCAATATTTTCTATTGAGGATTCAGAAACTTCTGGCTTTGCTACATTTGGAGCTAGAGTTTTACCAAGAGCAACAGAAAACACTTATGAGCTACTCACAGATTCTGTTCCAGGTCCGATACTTGGAGAAAACTCAGACTCTAATGGTGACGGAACCGTTGATGAAATTGGTGGATTTATTAATGGTGGGTCTGTTACATATGTTACTCCAACTTATTTACCAAAAACATATGTTAAAAATTCTTCATACCTTACAACTTTTGTTGGAGAAGAAAATAGTACGGCTATTGAAATATCTAAAATTGAAACAACTTATTCTGAAGATACAGCAAATCCTGGAGAATATTTTTACAACGTTTATATTTACCCTACAAACTCAACCAAACTTTCTTTGCTAAACATGGTAACTGGAGAAAACCTCTACCTATCAAATATTCCAGTAGATTCAACAAGCACAGAATATAACAAACTTTTTGAACCATTAAACGATGGGTACTTTCCAATTATTGGATTTGTTGATAATGATAGAAATATTGTAGAAAATAAAGAAGATGCAACAGGAATTGTATTATATGGAGATGGATATTTAAACTATGCTCCTAAGACTCCAGAACCAAGTCCAACAGCAGCAGCTTTTTCTAGAACCTATACCTCTTACGTTGTATCAAGTTTGTCTGCAACAGACAATAAAGTAACAATTACTACCAGTACAAATCATAACTTTGTTGTTGGAAAAACAGTAACTGTTACAGGGTTCAGAGAAACCTCCTACCTATCAGACGATTTTGTTGGAGAGTTTGAAATTATAGATGTTCCAGCATCTAATCAATTTACTTATCAAGCAGTGTTCCCAGACAAGCTACCAACATCTATAGATCCTGGAGTAGTTGCATATTCTTTCCCTAGTGGAAAAATTATAAGCTTTGACAAAAACTATTCCCTTTGGATTGGAGCCTCAAAGCCAGACGTAGCTCCAATTACTATTGATCCATACGGAAATAAGCTAAAAGTTAAAGATTTAGAAGTTACAGGAGAGGTAATTGGATTTTATTCTGATATAATTGAGCTAGATGATTTTTCTAGTTCTTTTAATGGTAGAAGAAACACATTTACGCCCAAGTATAACTACAAAGACGTAACTGTTAAAAACCCATTAAACCTAGTAGTTTCATTAAATGGAGTAATTCAGTCAGGATTTATTCAAAACAAAGAATATGTCTGGCAGTCTGGTCTTTTATCCTACAGAGGATTTACACTGGACACAGAAGGAAGAATAAAGTTTTCTGAATCCCCTCCACTTGGATCAACTATTAATGTAAGAGTTTTTCCAGGACCAGTAAAAAATAAAACAGCAAGGATATATCCGTTCAAAGCAGCGGATGTAGCATTAGGATAAGGTGGAAATAAATGGCTAAAAAGGTAATGCAGGAAACGTATTATACTTTCATACCTTCTGAGGATAAAATTATTCTCCCAAGAGTAATTCAGAGAGAAAGCCTAATGTTGATTACAAACGTAACAACAAATCAGGTAATTTATAATTTTTCAGACCCAGACTTAAATGCCACATCTTACACCGTTGCTGGATCAGCATCTTCCTCAACAACAACAATTGTATTAAATTACAACTGTAATGAAATGGACTCTAAAGACAAGCTTCAAATTGTTTATGAAGAGTACGATGAAAAAATTACACCGTCAGACCTTCTAGTTGATGCTGTTGGTAAAATGCGTGTTGCAAACCCACAGTCCTTAATTGACACAGATTTTGAATACGGAACACAACCTTCTAAATGGGAAACTGTTTCGTTGGTAGCCAACTACCCATCTTTCTTTTCAAAAGGCACTGGCGGAAACTCTTTAGCTGTAGCAGATATTGTTGGAGACGGAACCACAACTGCAAGAAAATCAAGAGTATATGTATTGACCGAATCAGATCATGGTCTTGTTTCAAATAGTGTTGTTAGTATTCAAGAAACAACAAATGATGCAGCCGAAGGAACGTTTATTGTAACAAAGCCAGCTGCACCGTCAATTACAGGTGTATCTTCTGGTGTGTTTACCGCAAATGCTCATGGACTTTCAGCAAACCAACCAATTAGATTTAGTGCTGCAAGTACTTCTGGCGTATCAACAACTACCGTTTACTATGTTAAGACAGTTTTAGCTAATTCATTTATGGTAGCAACTTCAATTGCAGGATCTGCAATTACAACGTTTACTAATGGAACCCCAACAGTTGATGTAAACAAAATGTTTACATATCTTGCAAATGGTCGTGTTGGAAATGATTCAATTAAAGACAGCAACCTTACTAGCATTTATGGTGGAGACTTATTTGATGGAGCAAATGTTCCAGGATCTTCTTCCTTTACGGTTGAAGTTGCAGGATCCGTTGCAACCGTAACAACTCCAAATCCCCATGGATTAATTCCTGGAACTCCATTCCTTATTAATGGTGCAACTACTAACACATTTTTAAACGGATCTTGGGTAGTATCTGCTACACCAACTCCAAAAATCTTTAACTTTACTGTAACTGGAGACAATGTAGTAAACATTTCTCCAGCAGCAACAGTTTCTGGATCAAAACTTTATTGTAAGCCAGATGCTTATGTTCAACACACGGCATATAATGGTGGCGTACTTTTAGCAACTGGAAACAACGTTGTAAATGTTCAACAGGTAAGACAGTCTAGAAGAACATTTAGGTATCAATCAGGAAAAGCAATTCAGTTTTCTACAGGAACCAAACTGACCCCAAGCTACGATATTACTGAAATTTATTCAAATACAACTGTTGGAGATGCTACAATTGTTGTTAAAACTGTACAAGACCATGGTCTTCAAGAAAATGCTAGAGTAACCATTAGTGGTGTGCAAGTTGTTGGAACTGATGCAAACCCATACAATGGAAGCTTTTTAGTAACTGGCATTGTTGATGAAAATACTTTTAGCTTTGAAACTACAATTCCAACAGCAATTAGCACTACAAACAGAAATCCAAGTGGAGACAACGCTCTTGTTACTGTAACAAATTGGGCAGGATCTTCAACAAGACTTGGTTTATTCAATGATCAAAACGGAATGTACTTTGAATATGATGGTCAAAAGCTGTTTGCTTGTAGAAGATTTTCTAATAAACCAATTTTTGGAACAGTATCTGTAACTAAAGACAGCTCTATTGTGACTGGAACTTCAACGCTATTTCTAAAGCAAATAGAGAAAAACCAAAACATTGTAATTAAAGGCATGACCTATAGAGTTGTAAATATTGATAGCGACACAACCATGCATATTTCTCCAGCCTATAGAGGACAAACTGTTGGAGGGAATGTAAAGGTATACAAGGTCCAAGAAGTTAGAATTCCACAAAATGAATTTAACATTGACAGACTAGATGGAACAGGACCTTCTGGATATATTATTGACCCAACAAAAATGCAGATGCTTTATATTGATTATTCTTGGTATGGTTCTGGATTTATTCGCTATGGATTAAGAGCAACAAATGGAGATATTGTTTATTGTCATAGAATTCCAAATAACAATTTAAATAGTCAATCTTATATGCGTTCTGGAAACCTTCCTGCTAGATACGAAGTTTCTAACTTTGGTCCAACAACTGTTTTAGTCTCTTCTCCAGGAACTCCATTGGCACAAACAAGTAACCCAACAGCAGCAGATGTTCCTGGAACACCTTTAAATTCTAGTCAGACTGTAATGTATGTAAAAGATATTGAAGGCTGGAGAACTACTGCACCATCTGGAAACTCAACAGATATTATTGGCTATCTTTTGATTAGTGATAAGACAAATACTGAAATTGTTTCTTACACAGCAGTTGGATCGTATAATGCTAAGGTTGGCGGATATCCAATTACAATTCAAAGAAGAGTAACTCAGTTTATTACTAGCCAAGGAAGTGTTGGGGTAGGATCGTTTAGAAACGGAACATATAGTTCTGGAGCCTATACAGATAGGATGAAGCTGTTTGCAGGAGCAAGTACAAACTTTAATACTGCTGGTATTCAGCAAGGAAATGTTATCTTTGCTGCAGATGGAACAAAACTTGGAAGAGTTGCAACATCTCTAGAGCTTGGTGGTGCTGCAAATCCTGCTGCAGATGGACAAAGCTTAACAATTTCAAGTGTGTTTAATGGAAAGACATGGGAAGTTCCAGACTCTCCAAATAAAGATTCAAACGGAACAAATGTTCCTTACGGATATACCTCTACGAATACAATTGCAACTGTTGGATACAGCATATCTTCAACAATTGCTTTGCAGGGAACTGCCAACACAGTATCGTTTAGCCCAGACTCATCTATTCAAAATGGAACTGGAACAGATGGTCAGGTTTCAGTTCAAGTAATTACACAAACCTGTGCTCCTTCTCTAAGCCACTGGGGATCTTCCGTAATCATGGACGGAACATTTGACGAAGATAAAGCTTTCCAGCTTAATGCTAGAATGAGAGGTGCAGGACTTTCAGTTGCTGCAGGTGCATCAAATGCCTTACTAAGTATTAGAATAGCACCATCTGTTGATAATGGAATTGCTAGAAACTTTGGCAAGAGAGACGTTATTAATACAATGCAATTAATTTTAAGAGAAATTCAAACATCTGCAAATGGTAGATTCCTTATAGAAGGGTTTTTAAATCCATCTACAATTAGTGATTCTGGATGGAGTTCAGCAAATGGATCATCAACACTAACATATCCAGATAGCTGGGAATATACTTCTGTAGGCTCTGGATCTTTAGCTCAAGTTTTGTATCATGGAACAGCAGCAACTATTACTGGAGGAGACAACATATTCTCTTTCTACACAGAAAATTCAGGAAGTGGATATGGAATTTCTACATATAACCTTGGTTCAACACGAGAGCTTGGAACATCTATTCTTAGTGGAAATGGAAGTATTTCAACTCCAGGATTCCCTAATGGTCCAGATGTTTTAACAATTGTTGCAACAAACCTAGAAACATCTGGTTCCAAGTTTATTAATGCAAAGATTACATGGACTGAATCCCAGGCATAAGGAGTAGAAATGTCTGCAGACAAAATTATTCATTCATTTAAAACTCCTCTTAGAACTTCAAGTATTACAAGCCAAGAGCCTTTTAAAATTCTAAGCTTTGAAAGTCCTGGCGTTGTTATAAATGATGCATCAGGTCTTACAAATAGTTTATCTATTAGTTCAAATAATTCAGGATACTATCTAACAAATAACGGACTTACTGTTGAATGGAAACAGCCTACATGGTTAGATATATCCTCAGCCAGCTCAACTATAGTTAGTGCTGTTGATAAAGCTAATTCAATAAATACTCTTGTTTCTGCATTTAGAAGAACAACAATTTCTCAGAGAGCACCACTTAGTACAGATGGACTAGATGGTGATATTTGGTTCGTGTATCAATAATGGCTGGATACATTGGAGTAAAAGATAAATGGACTCCCATTTCAACAGGATACACAAAAATAAATGGTGAGTGGAAGCAAGTAAAGTCTGCCTATGCAAAAGTAAATGGACAATGGAAAGAAGTATTTTCTCCAGCATTAAATACAATTCAAAACTTTAAAATTAAAAGCAAAACTGCAGATGAGGTAGTACTTGAATGGGATCCAAATGCTACAGCAGAAACATATTCAGTATTTGTATCTGAAACCCCGCAAGGAACATATTTAGATCCAGTAGTAACTCAACAAACAAATGATTTTCAGTTCTTATCGTCTCAAAACAAAGTTACTTTAACTGGAACTGGAACAATAGCACTAAACATCTTGTCTCCAATTGTAACAGGAACAGGAACAAGTTTTACTTCACAGATAGTTGTAGATGAAATATTGTTTGCAACTATTGGCGGAACTTCCACATATATTGGAAAAGTAAAATCTATTGAAAGTAATACAAAACTTACACTATATACGGACTGGAGTTTTGCAAACGCATCTGGACTATCTTTTATTATTTATAAAAAGAATACAAAAACTATATCAACTAACAGAGAAGCAAACTATAAGTTTTTTGTAAACTCTCTTGATGCATCAAATAATCCAGGAATATCATCTTCTCAATTAACAAGATCAACTCCAATTAGAGTTCCAGATCCACCAGCATTAACTGTTAAGTTTAAAAATGAAACAGCAGGAACAATAACAATTGCATGGACAAAAGATAGAAGAGCAACCTCATATGATATTTATAGAAATAGAACAGGGTCTTTTGTTTTACATGCCAATGTTACTCCAAGCGGAGGAATGGAAGAAACCTACACACCATTGCCTGACTCATCAGGATTAGATTATGCCTACTATGTTGTAGCAAAAAATAATATTTTAACTGTAGCACCAGATAACGATCCAGCAACGGAACAACAATCTGAACCATCAAATTCTATAAATTTCGTATCTACTCCGCCAACCCTTGGAAACATATCTTTAAAGGGTGTATCTGTAGACCATAACAGCGTTAAGTTGCAGTGGACAGACGTTGCAAATGCAGATAGATACTTTATTCAAATTTCTGGAGGAACATACGGAACTTTTAGTGATGATATATCAATAGCAACAACAACTATAGCGGATGCAAATAGAATTGAGTATACTGTAAATCTTGCAGATCAAACTGATTATAATATTAGAATTAGAGCAAGAGGTGCTGCTGGAACAATTTATGAAGCATCAAGTGCCTACTCAAATGAAATTTCAGTTTCAACAGGAAGGGCAGCAGAAACTGGAAAAAGATGGGTGGCACAAACAGATAAAAATTATACTTCTACTGAATCCACAAGACTTAGAACTACTGTATCATATTACGATCCGTATGATAGAAGAACATTTGCAACTGAAAGTTATAGCACATATTCAACTACTAAAGCTGGTGTAGGAATAGTTGTTACAACTGCAAACGTAACTAAAAGTAGAATTATTCAGGTATGGCAACCAGGAAGACCAGGGTATTGGATAACAGTTCCTGGATACTGGACCAACACAAGACCTAGAAGATGGGTTCCTCCAAGAAGAGAATGGATTCCTGGAACGCCTGGAAGGTATGTAGCAGAAAGAGTAGACTACAGTGTAGTAGAAACAACTACTAAACAATATTTTGGTATATTCTATACTCCAATTACAAGCTCAACAGATCTTCCAGCAGCTGCAAGACTTGATGCTGCAACTTTTAGGTTTTATAAAGATACTTCTACTTCAAAAGGTATAACTATCCACATTGGAACTACAGACCCAAGTTTAACTTATTTCTTTAATACTACAACAGTTGCTGGGGCTGGAACAAAAAGCTTTGTTTCTACAGCCTATTATAATTACTTAAAACTATCAAATGTAAACTCTGTAATTTTTACTGGAACAGGAGCGGTTGCAAACTTTGATGATGGAAGATTGATTGTTGAATGGTCTCTTGAGGAAGCGTATACAATAACAAGTGCCATAGCAATGAGTATAACTGGAAATAAATAGCACTTAGTGCTATAATAGAAGTCAAACATAAGGAGACATAATGTCAACAACTTTGGAACTAGTAGTTCAAGAACTACAAAATCGTATTGGTCAGATTACAAGTCAATATGAAACACAGATGGCTGTGCTTAAGGCACAGGCAACAGAAGCACTTGCTGCAAAAGATGCAGAGATCGCTTCTCTAAAGGGTGAAAGCAATGGCAACTAGACTTAGCGATGGAATGCCCATTACAACAGAATGGTTAAACCAGCTAGTAACAGAAATTAATGAACTAAGAAATACCTCTTCTGGTTCTTCTTCAGCAACTGGAGCAGCACAAAGAGTTGTTGAGTTCTATGGTCCAGGTCTTTTAGGTAACACAGCGGTTCAGGTTCAAACGGGAGTTTTTTCAACAACTGCTCCTGCAGCACAAAAAACAATAGAAGCAAATGTTAATTTTCCAATTCCATTTGCAGACAATAATGTTTTTATTGTTGTCACACCAACATTCCCTGACTCAAGTGGTAGAGCATACAAAGCTACCGCATCAGTGGCTGGAGTAAATGCTAGCTCATTTAAAATGACGGTAATGTTAGTAACGGACACAGACACATTTGGTGCAGATAAAGCCGTTAGCGTAAACTATATTGCAATTGGAAAAAAGAAGTCCTAGCAAATAGTTGACATTGCCATGTCAACATGATATACTTTTTTATTAATACAAGCATAGCCATATCTATGCCCAAACAGAAAGTTTTTAATGACAAACGATTTGAAGTGGATGCTGTCATCAGACCAGCAATTCCCATATCAAGATGATAAGATGATTGAGCTATGGTTTAAGGTAATGAGATGGTTTAAGCCAGACGTAGTTGATTATCTAGGTGATACAGACGATCAAGCTTGCTATAGCAAGTACACAGAAGGTCGCTCAGCAGAGTTTTTAAAGATGCACAAGGATGATAACGGAAATGCAATTATGCCCCTTATGCAACATGAAGCAAAACTAGCAAGAGACTTTTATACTAAGACACGAAAAGTAGCAAAAAATGCACAGTTGTTTTCAGCACTTGGAAACCACGACATTCGTGTATTTGAATACATTGATAAAAAGCTTCCAGAATATGTAGAGGCAACAACTCCAGAGGCACTATGGAATTTAGACAGCCTTGGTTACGATTATATTTATTATAATCAGCCACCTGCTCATCGCTTTGGAGATATCCATGTTCATCATGGAAATGCCATTTCGCAAAATGCAGGAGAGTCTGTTCGTAAAGATGTAGATAACTTTGGGGTATCTCTTATTCGTGGTCACTCTCATCGTGCAGGTGTTTACTTTAACACCTATGAGTTAAGAAACGGTGGACTAGGAGAAACTTTGCGTGGATACGAAATTGGTCATATGTGTGATGAAAAGTCTACAGGAATGATGTATACAAATAATCATAACTGGCAAAAGGCTTTTGCAATTGCACATATTGAAAATGGAAATTATCCCCATATTCAGCTAGTACACGTCTCCCCTGACTACTCTTGTGTAGTAGATGGTAAGTTCTTTAAGGTATAACCTTAGGCTATAATTTAATAATGTGGTGTAAGGTATGCAGTGGCAGAGTCCTAGTAGATAGAGTATTTACTACGGACTCTCACATTGAGATGTTCTGTTTTTCCTGTGGAAAAAGATGGATATTTAACAACCCTGCAAATTATGGCACATTTCCTTTATGGCTTTTAGAAAAGGAAAAGAAATTTAAATGGTACTCGTCAATGGGACAATAAAGCCTGTTAAGAAAAAGTGCTTTATAAATGGTGACGTGCACCATGTTGTTAGAATAGATAGACCAAAAGGTATTGTTTATTTGTTTAATATGGAAACAAAAACTCAAGCAACATTCTCCTACCATGACTATAAAGAATTTAAAAAACCCTGTTACAGAATAGGTGAAGCTTCAAGATCTTTAAATAGGCATCCAGATAGACTTAGGTTTGCCATGAAGAACGGTCTTGTTTCAAAACCAAAATTAATATGGTCAAATAACAAGTCTACATATTATTTTTCTACAGAAAATATATTTGAACTTAGAGAATATTTTGCTGGAGTTCACATAGGCAGACCCAGAAAAGACGGTATGATAATATCTTCAAGGGTTCCAAGTCGTGAAGAACTAGAAGCAAAATTAAATCTTAGGCAAATGCTATATGTAAGAAAAGAAGATGGAACCTATGTTCCTATTTGGAAAGCAGAGGAGTTCTAGTGGCTAGACATAAAAAAATAAAAATGACAGAACTAGAAAAGTTTATTGGTTCTGAGCTTTCAGAAGATACTGCATTGATTGGTGCAGCAGAAACATTAGCACAGGCATCAAAAATTGCAACAAAAAAGAAAGATGTAGACTCTTTAATTAATGCAGTTGAAGGTTGGCTAACACTTTCTAGATTTCTTTCGGAAGAAAAGGATTTTGACAAATCGTCAAGATATGGTATGATTGGTTTTACAAGTAGCCAGGGAGACAGTAATGAGTCAAAAGGAAACAACAACGGTTAGAGTTAACCTAAAGTTTGTTAGAAACTTAGGAAACTACGAAAGCGTACATGTTGAATTGGGTGTAGAAGACTTTGTAAGAGATACAGACGGCAACGTTGATTCAGCCATGAACAGAGTATACTCTTTTGTAGAAAATAAATTAATGGAAAAGGTTCAAGAGATAGAGCAGGACCTTAAGAAGTGACAGCGGATAAAGCAAAGCTAGCATATATTTTCTTAAACAACTATGCAAAGTTGTATGAAAAGAAATATAACATAAAGCCAAACATAAACAAGTACAAAGAAAAATGGGCAGCGGTTTCAATTATTGAAGATTACCAGTTGGACCAAATAGACAAGGCTTTAGAATACTACTTTACTTTACAGAAAGAGGGTCATCCTCTTGCTTGGTTCTATAACAATGTAGACACCATTATTTCAACTTTAAAAGAAAAAGAACGTGACGAACGCCTAAGACTAGAGCGTAGAAAAGAAACAGCAAAATTGCGTGAGGAGTATCTAAATGGGAATGCGTGAGGAAGTAGATGTTATTACAGCTGCTTGCAAGAATAAAGATATTCATGTGCTATTTGAAAACAACATTGACTCAATGCTTAAAAGCACGTCAGATGTTTGGGACTTTATAAAAGAATACTATAACGAGACTCGTCAAATTCCAGACAAGAATCTTATTGCAACTAGGTTTAGAGACTTTGAACCGTCTAATGATTCTGGACCAACGATTTATCACGTTAATAGATTGAAGGAAACCTTTCTTGACGAATCTCTTAGATCAACCGTAAAGAAGGCTGCACAACTTTTACAAGACAATGAGTCTAATAAGGCACTGTCTTCTCTTAACTCAGATATTTCTTCTCTATCAAGAATTACTGCAAAAGTAAGAGACATTGATGTAACAGATGTTGATGATGCTATTGCGTACTTCGATAAACAAAGAGAAGCAGCAATGAATGGTGACGTAGGCATTCGTTCTAACATTGCATCATTTGATGTTTGTCTTCCAATGGGAATTTCCAAGGGACAACTTGGAGTTCTTCTTGCGTATCCTGCAATTGGTAAGTCTTGGTTGGCACTTTATTTTGCTGTCCAGGCTTGGAAGAATGGTCGCACCCCAATGATCCTTTCTCTAGAAATGACAGAGCAGGAAGTTCGTAATAGAATTTTTGCAATTATTGGAGATGGTAGATGGTCACATCGTGCATTAAGTTCTGGTCGTGTAAACCAAGATGAGTTTAAGGCTTGGGCAAAAGAAAACTTAGAGGGCAAACCACCATTTAAGATTATCTCTAATGACGGTGGAAGCGAAGTAAATCCAAATGTTGTAAGAGCAAAGATTGACCAGTATAAGCCAGACATTGTATTTATTGACTACCTACAACTTATGACAGACAATTCTGGATCCTCTCAAAATGAGACTGTTAAAATAAAGAATCTATCTAGAGAGCTTAAATTGTTGGCTATCTCAGAACAGATACCAGTTGTTGCAATCGCCTCTGCTACGCCCGATGATGCCTCAGATTTGGAGTCTGTACCACAGCTTGGTCAGGTAGCTTGGTCACGACAGATTGCTTATGATGCTGACTGGGTTCTTGCAATGGGTCGTAAAGCAAATAGCGATGCTCTTGAAGTGGCGTTTAGAAAAAATCGTCATGGATTTTTGGGAGACTTTGTAATGCTAGCAGACTTTGATAAAGGAAAGTTTTCAGAAGTATATGACCCAAGTGATGACTCAACCTAATCTATAATTGAGGTATGGATTTCGTTGGACACAAGAAAATTAAAGACTTTTCTCTAGATGGTAACATCGCAGATGAGTCAGATACTATGCGTCTAAGAAAAGAATATGACATACTATTAGACCATTATATGAAGGAAAGAGGATATGTTCCACACCTGGAACTTGAAAGTGTCTTCTCTTTGTCGTATAATGGAACATCGTTTGATTTTAAAATAACTCGTTACGGAATTTATGTAGGAAAGGCTAAGGCAAAGTGTTACAAGGGAGTTTTAGGAAACAGGCTTATACCAGCGATTCATACCAGCAAGACCAGATTAGAGAAATTATCAAAGTCTGCGGAATCTCAATAGGAACTGAGTTAGATACTCACTTTCTTGTATACTGCCCTTTTCATTACAACGTACACACTCCAGCATGTGAAGTAGACAAGGAAAAAGGATTGTTTATTTGTTTTTCTTGTGGGGAAAACGGAACGCTATTAGATTTAATTATGCGTACAACATCAAGAAATTATTTTGAAGCAATGCGTGTGATCTCTGCAGCAGAAAAATCTATAGACTTTGTAGATGTAATTGACAAGGCAGTAGAAGAAAAGCCAGAGTTTGTTGAGTTTGATTTAAATACAATTGAAAGACTTCACTCTACACTTTTAGAAAATACTCGTGCAGTAGAATACTTTAATTCAAGAAAAATTAATCTAGATTCAATTAAGCATTTTAAGCTAGGTTATTCTGAAAAGCAGGACATGGTTACTGTTCCAGTTTATTCTAACACTGGAATCTGTGTAGGATTTGTTGGCAGATCAATTGAGGGAAAAACCTTTAAAAATTCTACAGGAACACCAAGAAATAAAATCTTGTTTAATTTAAATAATGTAATGTATAAAGAGGTTGTAATTGTAGAGTCCTCTTTTGATGCAATTAGGTTATGGCAATTAGGAATTCCAGCAATTGCAACATTGGGTGCAAATCTTGGTAAGATGCAAATTCAATTAATAAATAAATATGTTTCTAGACTAATTCTTGCAATGGACCAAGACGATGCAGGAAACACACTAAGAAAAAATATTTCAAGCAACGTATCTATTCCAACATCAACTATGGAATTTCCAGATGGCGTAAAAGATATTGGAGATATGACAGACGAACAAATATTAAGTTCGTATAAAACGCTCTCAGAGTTTGACATTGCTTTACAACTCTGATATAATAAAACAATAGATTCACTTATCGAATCAAATATTAGGAGAAATATATGGGTATCATTCAGGGTCTTGATGCAATCAAGAGTCACATTGACAAGCCAAAGGGATCTGACGGTCCAAAAGCCCGATGGCTAAAGCTAGAAGATGGACAATCAATCAAGCTTCGTTTTGTTAACGAAGTTGATCCAGACTCAAAGAACTATGACACATCTCGTGGATTAGCAATTGTAGTCGCAGAACACACAAATCCAAAAGACTATCGCCGTAAGGCTGTATGTAGCATGGAAGAGGAAGGTCGCTGTCATGGTTGCGAAATGCACCGCAGAGATCCAAAGGCTGGCTGGAAAGCTCGTCTAAGACTTTATGCAAACGTACTAGTTGATGATGGTACTGGAGAACAGTACACCGCAATTTGGTCACAGGGCGTTGGTCCTAAGTCAGTAACAACACAAACACTAATTGAATATGCAAGTGATACAGGTGCTATCAGTAACCTTACATGGCGTTTAAAGCGTTCAGGTACAGGTACGCAGACAAGCTATGCCTTGTTCCCACTAGTAGTAGATGAAACAGCATTTGACTGGTCATCCGTTGAGCAATATGAATTAGAAAAAACTGCAATTCGTTCGGTTAAGTATGCAGACCAAGAGTCATTCTACTCTGGTCTAGATGCAGACGATTCAGTATCTACCTCCTCTGAGTGGTAATTTGACAGACTTGGGGGCAGTGGGATATACTCTTACTGCCCCCAACTATTATTGGAGATAAATGTTTCACAATCATCATTCACACTCTTACTACAGCCTATTAGACGGCTTCTCTTCTCCAGAAGAACTGCTTAAAAGAGCAGAGGAGATTGGTATGGGTGCTATATCTATTACAGATCACGGAACTTTAAGTGGTCACAGAGATTTATTAGTGGCTGCCAAGAGCAGTTCAGTTAAGCCCATCTTGGGCTTAGAGGCATACTTTACAACAGATCGTTTAGACAAAAGAGCCAGAAAAGATCGTGCAGACGAAGAACAGATTTACAACCACTTGATTGTTTTAGCACAAAACGAAAACGGATTACAGAACCTATCAAAACTTTCAGAGATTGGTTGGAATGACGGATTCTTTAGTAAGCCCCGTATTGACTTTGAAGTACTGCAAGAAAACTCAAAAGATTTAATTGTTTTGTCTGGATGCATGAATAGTATTATTGCTAAGGCAATTCAAAATGGAAACATGGATGCAGCAAAAAGACATACAGATTGGTTTAAGCAAGTATTTAAAGATAACTTTTACATGGAGCTTCAGCCACACAATCCTGCAGAACTTAATTTGCAAATGTTAAAGCTGGCAGATGATATGGGAGTTAAAAGTACTGTAACTTTAGATTGCCATTATGCTTCTCCAGAAGATAAGATTGCAGAAGAAATTATGCTTATTCTTGGAACGCATCCAAAGGTTTTAAGAGAAGCGACATTTGATGATAGCAGAAAGATTAAAGACCTAATTGAAAGACTGGACTACCTATATGGTGATCGCTTTATGTCGTTTAAGGACCTAGACATATTCTTAATGGATCATAAAACTGTTCGTGACAAGATGATTGACCAAGGAATTGATAGAGATGATCTTTATGAAAACTCTATGGAGATTAGTTCTAAGGTTGGCTCTTACGACTTAAAAGAAAACCTAGACCTCCTACCAGTTGACCACAAAGACCCTAACTCCGAGCTTGAAAGATTAGCCATGGAAGGTTTGATAAAGCGTGGGTTTGGAGAAGACAAAGTTTATTTGGATAGGCTTAAAGAAGAACTTGAAATTATTAAGTCTAAAAACTTTTCTTCTTACTTCCTTGTTGTATCAGATATGATTGGCTGGTCAAAGAACAACAATATCTTTGTTGGTCCTGGTCGTGGCTCTGCAGCAGGTTCTTTGGTTTGTTATGCCCTAGAAATTACCGAGGTTGATCCAATTAAGTTTGGACTCTTGTTCTTCCGATTTATTAATCCAGAGCGTAACGACTTCCCAGACATTGACACTGACTATGAAGATCGTAAGCGTGGTCAAGTAAAGGACTACCTTGCTGAGCAGTATAAGCACGTTGCATCTATTGCCACATTCCTAACATTCAAAGATAAAGGTGTTGTAAGAGACGTTGCTCGTGTTTTTCATATTCCTTTGCCAGAAGTTAATAAGGCACTCAAGGGCGTTGAAACATGGGATGATTTTATTAGCGATAAGTCCACTGCTGAATTTAGACAGAAGTATCCAGAAGTAGTTAAGTATGCAGAAAGACTTCGTGGGCGTATTCGTGGAACAGGAATGCATGCTGCTGGTATTGTGGCTGCTAAAGATAATATTTCAAAGTACGCTCCAATGGAAACTCGTAAGGACACGCAATCAGATGACCGTGTTCAAGTAGTAGCAGTAGACATGGAACAGGCTGCAGACATTGGTCTAATTAAGATTGATGCACTAGGTCTGAAGACACTGACTGTAATCCATGATGCTATGGATATGATTGAAGAGCGACAGGGCGTTAAATTGGATCTAAGAAAGATTGATTTAACAGACAGAGAAGTATATGCAGACTTAACTGCAGGATTTACCAAAGGTGTATTCCAAGCAGAAACAACTCCTTATACAAACCTGCTTGTAAAAATGGGCGTGTACAACTTTGATGAACTTGCTGCTTCAAATGCTTTAGTTCGTCCAGGTGCCATGAATACCATTGGTGCAGAATATATTGCTCGCAAAAAGGGCAAAAAGCCAGTGAAATACCTTCATGACATTGTAAAAGAGTTTACTAAAGATACCTATGGATGTATTTTGTATCAGGAACAGGTAATGCTTGCTTGTGTGCATTTGGGCGGAATGTCTATGGCAGAAGCAGACAAGGTTCGTAAAATTATTGGTAAGAAAAAAGATGCTAAAGAATTTGATAAGTTTAGGGATCAGTTTGTTAAGGGGGCTTCTAAGCATATTACAGAAAAGCAAGCAGAGTCCTTGTGGCATGACTTTGAAGCACACGCTGGATATTCCTTTAACAAGTCTCACGCTGTAGCATACTCAATGCTTTCTTATTGGTCAGCCTGGATTAAGCGTTACTATCCACACGAGTTTATGTATTCTTTATTAAAGAATGAAAAAGATAAAGATACTCGCACAGACTACTTAATTGAAGCTAAGCGTATGGGAATTAAAATTAGGTTGCCACATATTAATGAATCTGACCTTGACTTTACTCTTGAGGAAAAATCAATTAGGTTTGGTCTTGGCAATATAAAATACATCTCTGAAAATATTAGCAAGAAAATTATTGATCAAAGACCATTTTATTCATATGCAGAGTTTATGGAACACGCAACAAAAAAGGGATCTGGTATTAATAGTCGTGCTGTTGATGCGTTAAATAGAGTTGGTGCAGCAGCATTTAATGATAACCAACGTACTGGAGAAGAGAATAAAAACTTTTATGAGTACCTTAACATTCCAGAATTCCATACTGACATTCCTAGATGGATTGAAGCATATACAAGACCAATTGAAGAATATGAAGAAGAAGGCTGCTTCCTTGTAATTGGAATGGTAAAGGCTATTAAGCGTGGTGATGGCTGGAGTCGTATTGAAGTTGTAGATAAGACAGGCAGCGTTGGAGTTTTTGATAGATCAGAAACTACTATTGAAGCTGGAAAGATGTACATCTTTTTAATTGCAGACAATAGAATTGGTGCCTTTGCTACACCAGAAGATTTAAAGGACACATCAAATCCTTTTATTAAATATCTAATGTCAAGAACATTGAGTCTTGGAGATAAAGAATACATGGTTATTAGTTTTACTCCAAGAAAAACAAAAAAGGGAGATAAGATGGCAAACGTAGTACTTGCTGATGAAGATAAAGAACTATACAGTGTCGTAGTATTTCCAACTGCATATGCAGAATCGCTAGTTAGGATGAAGCCTGGTGGCGTTTGTAAGCCAGTATTAAACACAACATCAAGTGGCTCAGTCACTGTGAAAGGATTTGAAAGAGTATGAACTTAGATAATTTAGCAAGAAGCGTACATCACAATGCAACAGAAAAAGGATTTTGGGACTACATGTATGAAAATGTAGAGCCAAAGGCAGACCCATTTATTTTCTTTGCAAAACAAATTGCAATGATTCACTCAGAAGCAACAGAAGTCTTGGAAGCACTTAGAAAGCAAAAGGGACAACAAGAGGTTGTAGAAGAGCTAGCGGATATTATTATTCGTGTAGTTGACTTGTACCAGGGTCTTGTAATGGCTGGAGAAGCCAAAGACTCTCTTGAGGATGTAGTTACAAAGAAGACAATTATTAATAGCCAACGTCCAAAAATGCATGGCGTATTGGGATGATATAATAGATGCTTATACAAGATGGAGATATAAAATGACAACAATGGAAGATATTTTATCAAGGCTAGATCCAAAGACAAGAAAGCGTGTGCAGCAAGCAACAGAAGTAGAAACTGAAAAACAGCCTACTCCAAGTTTAAGCTTGAATGTTGGGCTTAAGGGTGGACTGGGTTATGGTCGTCAAGTTTTAGTTTGGGGGAATAAGTCTGCAGGTAAATCTTCTTTCTGTTTGCAGATGATTGGTGAGGCACAAAAAGAAGGAAAGACCTGTGCCTGGATTGATTCTGAAGCATCGTACTCACCTGAGTGGGCAGAAAAGCTTGGAGTAGATTCAAGTAAATTAATTTATTCTGCAGCAAAGTCTGTAAACGATATGGTAGACGTAGTTGTTGACTTGATGAATGCAGGAGTTGATCTTGTTGTTGTAGACTCTATCTCAGCACTGCTTCCTGCAATCTATTTTGAAAAAGATGGCGAAGAGTTAAAGTCTCTTGAAAATACCAAACAAATTGGTGCAGAGGCAAAAGACATGACTCATGCAGTAAAGATGATGAATTATGCGAATAAAAATACATTGCTTGTTTTAATTTCACAGCAACGTAATAGTTTTGGAGGAATGCATGCAACCCATATTCCAACTGGTGGAATGGCTGTTAAGTTTTTCTCAAGCACAATTATTAAACTATGGTCATCTGAGTCAGAAGCATCTTCTATTAAAGACAAGATTGCCATTGGGGATAAGCTAATTGAACAACGTGTTGGTCGTCCAGTAAACTGGACAATTGACTATAATAAAACAGGACCACAATTCATTAGTGGGTCCTATGACTTTTATTTCCAAGGAGATGTTGTAGGGGTAGACAAGGTAGCTGACCTTGTTGACATTGCAGAAATGATGGGCATTATCGAACGTGGTGGAGCCTGGTATACTATTATGGATCAAAGATTGCAGGGTCGTGCAAAAGTTATTGACTATGTAAAAGAAAATCCAGCAGTATTTGATACTCTAGAAAGCATGGTATACAGTAAGTTATGAGCATTAACCCAGAAGATTTTATAAAGTCTTCAGAAAGACAAGCAGACATTGGTGTAGACACAATTTTTGGAACATTTATGTGTCAGGATTGTGATGAGCATTTAAGACAGGCAAAGCTTAACGAAGATGAATTAGTAATAGTTTATGTTTGTTCTAGCAATCATAGAAATGAAATTAAACTGTGAGCGAACGTGGTGAACTAAAAAGAATTGGTGCTAAGGCACATAAAAATTCTGGTCGTGGTCAATATCAAAAAGGTGACGGATCACTTGACGAGTTCATTGTTGACGTAAAAGAAGCAGGAAAAAGTTTTACTCTAAGCCAAGATGTTTGGGCAAAGATTGTAACTGACACACTAAGAACTGACAATACTAAATCTCCAGCACTGCTGTTGGCAATTGGAGAAACACAAAAGATAAGACTAGCAGTCATTGAATGGGCAATGCTAGAAGATTTAATGGAGAGAGCAAATGGAATCAACCCTTGATTATATTAGTCAGGTAACTGAGTTTAATGATATTCACGAGTTTATGAAAGACAAAGACCTTGATGAGGCAATGGCTATTGTTGTTAAGATTATGATGAAGCCAGACATTCCATCTGTTCAGGCAGTTGTTTTAATTAGCAAACTACAGGCTATGAGTGCAAAGTTTGGAATGCTTGCAACATGGTATACAACTGTAGAAAAGGGACCATCTGGAAGCATCAACAATACTAAAAAGCATGTGTACTATTCTATGCGTGATTCATTAGATAAGCTTGTAGATTCTCTAAAATATATTGCAAGGCTTGGTGCTTAATGGCTAGAAATTTAATTGGAACATTGACTAAGAAGCCAAGAAATACAAAACTAGATGCAAAAAAATTTAGACTTGCAATTGGAAAAGCTTACTTAGAAGGAAAGACTGGGTATATTCATAGAAAAAAAACTACCTTTTCTCCCTCCACAGTTGGATATGGTCACGGCAAGTGTCCCAGATATTGGTCAATTGCTTTTGATGGTGCAGACTTTAAAGAAACATTTAATGCTCAGGGCGTTGCTGCAATGGACAACGGTACAGATGCACATGCAAGGCTTGAAAAGGTTATTGCAAAGACTGGATACTTAAAAGAGTCAGAGCGTGAAATTAAATTGGACAGCCCACCAATTCGTGGCTTTATAGATTTAATCTTAGATGTTGAGGGTGAGGAAATTGTTGGAGAAATCAAAACAATTAAGGATGACCAATACACCCTAAGAAAAGATACCTCAACTGGTGCAGATAGCCATGTTGTTCAGTTGCTTATTTACATGAAAGTCACTGGTGCTGAAGAAGGATTCTTTTTGTATGAGAACAAGAACACTCACGAGATTACCGTAATTCCAATGGTAATGTCACCAGAAAACTTAGATTATGTAGACTACATTTTTGATTGGATGAAAGAAGTTCGTGCAGCTTGGGAAGAAAAGAAAAATATCAAGCGTCCATTTAAGGGAGACAAAGCTCCATGTACCTATTGTCCAGTTAAAGAAGTGTGCTTTGAAAAGTCTGACGGAAGACATAAGATTGTTCCATTAGAAATTAGACAAGCATGAAAGTATGTAAAGAGTGCAACTTAAAGTTTGATGCAAAAACTCACAATCAAAAATATTGTTCTGGAGAATGCTGTCGCATTGCAACAAACAAAAGAATTATGGAAAAGTACTACCAGAAAAAAGCAAGGCTAAGCGGTCTTGAAAGACTTTGTAGTTGCGGATCAACTTTGAGCAGATACAACTCTGATGACACTTGCTCAGTATGTGATTCTAAAAACAAAAAAAATAAAAGATACTTGGCGATGGAGGCAATGTCAAATGTCATTAGCAGTACTAAAAAAGTCTAGTGCTCATAAAGTTTTAGGAATTGATGCTTCAACTGCCTCACTAGCATTTTGTTTGTTTGAAAACGATAAGCCAGTAAAATTTGGCAAGATGCCAATTGTAGGTGCTGACATTTATGATAAGGTTAAAGATGCTCATAGAAAGTCGGAAGCTATTGCGTCACTGGTAGATCCAGATTACGTTGCAGTTGAATCTGCAATCATGGTTAGGTCAGCAGATGCAGGACTAAAGATTGCTATGATCGTTGGTGCTTCATTAGCAGCACTACTAAAACCTGAAACAAAGGTAATTACTGTTGCTCCAATTCAATGGCAGTCATTTATTGGAAATAATAATCCAACTAAAGCAGATAAGGCTAATATTAGACTACAGTTCCCAGACAAGACTGATAGCTGGTATAAGGGTAAAATAAGAGAGAATAGAAAGCAAAAAACGATGGACTACTTTAATAATAAGTTTGACATAAGTGTTACAGATAATGACACTGGTGATGCTATTGGAATTGCCTACTATGCATATAATAAACTTACGGAGAGATCATGAAAAAACTTTATCAGTCAAAAACCTGGCTTACAAAAAGATACATTATTGATAGAAAAACTATTGAAGAAATTGCCAAAGAATGTGAAACTAGCCATCAAACAGTATATAGATATTTGGTAGAGTTTGATTTAATTAGAAATCAAAGAAAGTGGTCACGATGATTGAAAAAAATATTTGGCAAACATATGAATGTAAAAAAGAAGATTTACCAGCATATGCACAAGAAGGAATAAACTCTTGGGTGACTCAAAATCCTTCTTGGGAACACAACTATATGAGTGCAGAAGATAGAGAACATTTCTTTAAATATGAATACAGTACAGAGGTTTATGATACTTACATGAAAATGCCAATGGGTGTTATGAAGGCTGGACTTTGGAGATTTGCAATTTTACATGCTTATGGTGGAGTGTATGCAGACCTAGATACAAACTGTATTAGTAAAATTTCTAGATGGTTCCCACAAGGATATGAAATGGTAGTTGATATTGAAGGAGACACACCTTGGTATGCAACACAAGTTATTGCAGCAAGATCAGGTCATCCATTCTTAAAAGATGCAATGGATTTATGTGTTGAAAGAGTAAAGCTGGGGGACTGGAGCATTCCTAATATGGTTCATTACTATACAGATGTTGCAATGTTTACAGACAGCTTAATGAACTCAATGGGTCTTCCACCACACGAAGGTGACTTGAGATTAAAAGCAGCAGAGTATAATGAGTCTAAGCTAGCACAAGAAAATAGGTTCTTTGCTTTTTCTGGAGACAAGGCAAGGTGCTTGCTTGATAGATACGTTCAGCATTTATACTGGGGAGATACTGGTCGCAAAGAAGGATACATTGCCTGGAAAGCAGACCCACTAGTAAACCAATCCTATAAAGATGGGTTTGATCCAAAAGACTGGAAAGAGTAATGCCTACAGTTGGAGTTCTTCCTGCATCAGGAAAGGCATCTAGGATTGGTGGAATACCAAAATTTTGTTTGCCTATTAGCGATGATAGATGTTTGTTGCAGTGGCATGTAAATCAAATGCTTGAGGTATGTGATGAGGTTCGTGTATCAACAAGACCTGAGTGGGTTCCAATTATTCAAAACATGGACATGAACATAAAACTTATCGTTAGAGAGCCTTCAACCATGTCTGACGCAATTGATTTTATGATAGGCGACTATAATGACACTGTGCTTATTGGAATGCCTGATACTTATATCTTAAATTCAACAAAGAACATTTACTCAGAGCTTATGAAAAATCAAGACAACGCAGACTTAGTTTTAGGAGTTTGGAATTGTCCAGAAGAACTTAGAGGAAGAGTTGGTCAGGTATCTTTACGAGACAATAAAGTAGTAGCTTCAAAAGATAAAACAAATGATTGTGACTATGAATATTTGTGGGGTACTTTACTTTTCCGAAAAAATATGATAAGATATGTAGACCCAAGTAGAAACCATCCAGGAGAACAAATTCAGGAGTGGATAACATCAAGGTTTAATATTCAAGCAGTTAGAAATGACGGAGAGTACATGGATATTGGTACACTAAAAGGTTTAAAAGATCTTTACAGAAGAATGGAAAATTAGATGCACGAGTATGAAGATAAGTTTCATATTGAGGTAGATCAAGTAAATCATCCTGCACACTACACAACTGACCCATCTGGAGTTGAGTGCATTCAAATTACACGTCATAGAAACTTTAACATTGGTAATGCTTTTAAGTATCTTTGGAGAGCTGGAATTAAGGATGACAAAAAACAAATAGAAGATTTGCAAAAGGCAATCTTTTATATTAATGATGAAATTAATAGGCTGGAAGGAAGATAATGCCCACTTATGAATACACTTGTGTAACCTGTGACAGCTCTATTGAAAAACCAAATATTAAGGTTGACGACAGAGATCATCAACAATGTGAAAAGTGTGGTAATGTTCTTACTAGGAGTTGGACTCTTGGAAATGTTTCTGTATGGGCTCCAACTGCTGGCGGATATAGGTAATGGCTAAAACAAAAACTGTAATTAAGTATAATCCAAACTGGGATGTAAAGTTTGAACACCAGCATGGCAAAGACCTAATTGTTCCAGGAACACCTCTTAAAATAAAGAATGTTCGTGGAGACTTTAAGTTTGAAAAGTATGTAAAGAACACCGATTCTGGTATGGAATGGATTGATGTTATTGGTCCCACTGGATATAGGTCCTTTTATTTGTGGGATTTAAAGGGTATAATTAAACCTAAGAAGAAAAGGATTAAGAAGAATGGCAGCGGAAATTGAGCTAGCAGAGCGTTGGGAAAGAATCAACAAGGTTGTTGAGGAGTTCCTTCGTGGAAACACAAACCCTAACGATATTGCTACAATCACTGGATTTAAAAGATCCCAAGTAACTGAGTACCTAAATGAGTGGCGTACAGTTATTCAAAGTGATAGACAGATTCAAATGCGAGCCAGAGAAGCTCTTGCAGGTGCAGATCAGCACTACTCAATGCTTATTAAAGAAGCCTGGGATGTAGTAGAGCAAGCAGACCTTACTGCACAGTTACCACAAAAAACATCAGCCTTAAAACTAATTGCTGATATTCAACAAAAACAAATGGACATGCTACAAAAAGCAGGTGTGCTAGACAACAACGAACTAGCAGAACAAATTATTGAAACAGAAGAAAAGCAACAGATGCTTGTTGAGATTATTAGAGATGTTGTTTCGTCTTGCGAAAAATGTAAGCCTCAAGTTTCTTCAAGGTTAAGTAAGATAACAGGACAAGCAGAGGCACTCTAGTGTTTGAAGATATGATTGATCTTCTTGGCGGAGATGAATTTGACGAAAAGCCAGTAAATTTAGAAGAGTTTGTAACCTCTAGAGATTACCTTGGTCTACCACCCCTTTCTGATTATCAGTACACTGCAATTAAAGCAATGAGTCAAATTTATAAAAAAGAAACTTTGATTAATGTTTTTGGTCAAGAAGAGGGAACCAAGATATCAAAACAAACTTGCAATGAGGTAGTATTGCAACTTGGTAAGGGTTCTGGTAAGGACTACATGTCAACCATTTCCGTTTCTTATATGGTATATCTTCTTTTATGTTTAAAAGATCCTGCAAAGTATTATGGTAAACCCCCAGGTGATTCTATTGATATTCTTAATATTGCTATTAACGCTGAGCAAGCAAAGAATGTTTTCTTTAAGGGTTTAAAAAATAGAATTGATAAGTCTCCTTGGTTTCAAGGAAAGTATTCCTACACTGCAGGTTCTGTAAGTTTTGATAAAGGAGTTACTTGCCACTCAGGACACTCTGAAAGAGAATCTTGGGAAGGGTACAACGTTCTCTGTGTAATCCTTGATGAGATCTCTGGCTTTGCTATTGATAATACAACGGGTCACGATCAAGCAAAAACTGGTCAGGCAATTTATGATATGTATCGTGCCTCTGTAGATTCTCGTTTCCCAGATTTTGGTAAAGTAGTTTTGCTATCATTCCCAAGATATAGAAATGACTACATTCAGCAAAGGTATGATGCAGTGATTGCAGCCAAAGAAACAACTATTCGTGAACATACCTTTAAACTAGATGAAACACTAGAGGTTGAAGATTCAAATAACGAGTTTACTATTCAGTGGGAAGAAGATCACATTAGTGCCTACAAGTTTCCTAAAGTGTTTGCCCTACGCAGACCAACATGGGAAATAAATCCAACAAGAAAAATAGAAGATTTTAAGATTCAGTTTTACACAAACCCTACAGATGCTTTGTCAAGATTTGCCTGTATGCCTCCAGATGCAGTGGATGCATTCTTTAGATCAAAGGAAAAAATTGAAGCATGTTTTAATCAGCCATCACTTGCAATAGATGAGAGCGGAAGATTTGCAGAGTGGTTTGTTCCAGATGATGACAAAGAATATTTTATTCACGTTGACCTTGCACAAAAGCATGACCACTGTGCAGTTGCTTTGGCTCACGTTGAAAAGTTTGTAAAGATTACAACCTTTAATGACTATGATGTAATTAATCCATTAGTTGTTGTTGATGCTGTTAGATGGTGGACTCCAACTGCAGATAAAACTGTAGACTTTAAAGATGTAAAAAATTATATTTTAGATCTTAGAAATCGTGGGTTTAAGATTAAGCTTGTAACATTTGATAGATGGAACTCACTTGATATTATGAATGAGTTAAAAGCAAGTGGAATGAATTCGGAAACTTTATCTGTTGCAAAAAAGCATTACGAAGATATGCAAATGCTTGTGGCAGAAGAAAGACTGGTTGGTCCAGCAATTAGATTGCTAATAGAAGAGCTTTTGCAATTAAGAATTATTCGTGACAAGGTAGATCACCCAAGAAAGGGATCTAAGGATCTTGCAGATGCTGTCTGTGGTGCAATATATAATGCTATTGCTTTAACCCCAAGAAGGCAAGGTGGAAGAGAAATAGAAGTTCATACATACAAACAACAAGCACTTGACAACAAGCAAAAAGAATGGGATAATATTCTACAGAGAGACCTTGAAAAAAATAGACAAGCCCCAGATGATATTCTTAGGTATTTAAATGGAATAGGAATGGTTTAATGGAAATTCCAGACGACTTCTCAGAAGAAGAGTATGATGAAATGATGGACTACATGCTTAGGAATAACTACATACAAAGCGTTGGAATTGATGAAGATGGTGAGCCCATCTATAAGATGACACAAGATTTAATTGAAGACTATCCAGATATTTTTGAAGCTCATATGGAATTTACAAATGATCTTTTATTTTCTGTTTGGCAAAAAGGATACGTTGAAATGACAATGACAGAAGATGGAGAATGGCTAATTATCCCAACTGATGTTACATTAAACTATGAAGAAATTCCTAACCTTACAAAAGAAGAAAGGCTTCTTTTGTGGGAGCTTAGTGAAATGAAAAAAAGAGACGATCAATAGACTTGACAAACGTCATGCCAATAGTGTAAGATAGAGGCTATGGATTTAGAAAAAACAATTGAGCTAAGATACTTTGATAAAGAAAACAAACTTTTCAAAGTAGTAAATCCAAAAGTAAAAAGAACCTGGATGGACGATACACAAAATAATGCTTACCGATGTACTCCATTAAATGTTGCAAACACTTATGGATGGTATGTCTTATGCCCAATGGACTTTACAGCAGAATGGAATGGTGGACCGCTAGAGTCAGATCTTGTTGTAACAATTATTAACCCTCCAGAAAGTGACAAAGAAGATTCACATAGAATCACTGCTACTAATTTTGGTCATGGAATACTAAGTCTAGTTCCAGATTTTATTATTAAAACAAGCCCAGGAGTTTCAACATATGTTCGTGGGATTCCAAATTTAGTTGCAAATGGCATACAGCCACTTGATGGTGTTGTTGAAACAGATTGGCTGCCATTTACTTTCACTTATAACTTTAAGTTTATTAAACCAGGAAAAATTAAATTTGAAAAAGGTCAAGCACTTTTTAGTTTTTTTCCAGTAGAAAGAGGATATGTAGAACAATTTGATCCTTTAATTTCAAGTATTGAAGATTATCCAGAATTTAAAAAAGAATATGAAATGTATAGTAGCCATAGATCCATGCAACAAATGGGAGTTACTGAAATAGATGGTCACTATGGAAGAGGAGAAACTCCCGCAAAAAAACATGAGGTCGATAATCATTTAAAAACAAGTAGGATAAAAGAATTTAAATATTAAAATTAAATAACGTAGAGTTGGGCAGGTGGTGAGCCCCTTTGACTGTAAATCAAACGCTTTGCTGTGTAGGTTCGATTCCTATCTCTACGACTAATCCCCAATAGCTCAATTGGCAGAGCGTTAAACTGTTAATTTAAATGTTCCTGGTTCGAGTCCAGGTTGGGGAGCAGCAGTATATGTTTGTCAGTTGCATATACTCCCACATGTTAAGTGGCATGGCAAACTGACAGGCGAATGTTGCATAATGGTAGTGCCTCAGTTTTCCAAACTGACGGTGAGAGTTCGATTCTCTCCATTCGCTCCCCTAATTAGCTCAGTGGATAGAGCAAACGGTTTCTACCCGTTAGGTCAGGAGTTCGAATCTCTTATTGGGGGCTTTAGAGTATAATTAAACTAAGAAACATCTAAGGAGATGTAATGGAAACAACTGTAGAAGAAAAACAGGAACGAAAGTTACTAATAGCAGATAGATGTGACAGGTGTGGTGCTCAAGCATTTGTCCTTGTAAAAGGCGTAGCAGGAGAGCTATATTTCTGCGGGCATCACTATACAAAAAATGAAGATGCTCTTATTAAATTTTCCTATGAAATCATAGACGAAAGAGACTTTATTAACGAAAGATCGTCTTCAAGTCCTATCTAGGATATAATAGATTTGGGTTTAATCCCTAATTTATAGGAAAAGAGTGATTCTAAATGGGTTCACCAATCGTGGGAGGTAAGGTTACAACACCTTACAAGAAGCTTGGAAAGATGTGGAGCAAGGGCTATCACACAGGAGTAGACTACGCTTGCAAAGAAGGAACAGACATTGTTGCTGTTGCTGACGGTAAGATTGAAAATGCATCTTGGGGTGCCAGCTATGGCACACAGTTAGTTCAAAAAGTTGAGGGTGGATGGGTAATCTATGCACACCTTTCAAAGGCTCTAGTAAAGCCAGGAGACAAAGTAAAGAAGGGTCAGCATATTGGAGAGTCTGGTAATACAGGCAACTCTTCAGGTCCCCACCTTCACTTTGAAATGAGAGACAACATTAGATGGAGTGCAGGTAAGGACATTGATCCTGCTGCAATTCTTGCATCTTAATATAACTAAATAGTAGAGCCCTTGACAATTGTCAGGGGCTTCTGCTATAATATTCCTTATGTCAGAAATTAATATAGAAAGTTTAATTGAAGAAATTATTTCTCAAAAACATGAAGAAATTCCAGAAATTGAATCCGAACATTTTCAAGCTTTTGTTAATGGGTGGAACAACTCATTAGAAGAAATAATTAAATACCTAAAACAAAAAAACGGAGAAAACATTTAAATGGGAAAACACCATGATAAAATTCTTGCAGCCTTAGAGGTTCGTAAAAACAATGTGCCACAAAGAGGTGGATACAATATGCCAGGTTCAATGAACAAAAAGAAAACAGGATATGTAAAGCGAGGAATTAAGCGATAGCTTTTTCCCAAGCCTCTTTAGCTCAGTGGTAGAGCAACGCTCTTGTAAAGCGTAGGTCATCCGTTCAAATCGGATAAGGGGCTCTCAAGAAAACAATTAGGAGAAAAATGAATCTAGTAGAATTTATTGAAGAAGTTAAGTCAGGTCAGACCCTTGTGGATTTCTGGGCTGAATGGTGTGGACCATGCAAGATGCTAACACCTGTAATTGAAGAACTATCTAAAGAGCAGGATGTTCGTTTGCTAAAGATTAATGTTGATGAAAGTCCAGAGCTTGCACAAGCACTTGGCATCAATAGCATTCCAGTTATTATGCTATACAATAGTGGAGAAAAACTAAAGCATATTGTTGGTGCTAAGCCAAAGCCAGCACTAAAGAAAGCGTTGTTTGATAATGTTTAATCGTAAATTAAAAGATGAGATGCTTGTAGAAGAACACCAGTATCGTGCTGTTATTACATATCTTCCTGAAAAGGGAACCTATAAGGCATCAGTTCAAAGAAGAACTGGGATTAACGAATGGGTTAAAGTACGTTGTGGGTTAAAGGGTATTAGCTTTGCATCTAAAAAACATGCGGAAGAAGTAGCAAGACACCACATTAGAGTACAAAAGAGCCTTGACGATAAGATTAATAGTCCTGTATCATATATCATATATGACGATTAGGAGGATGTTTTATGCCAGCCCCATATAAAGTTCGTAGAAACTATCGTGGATGTAACGGATACTCTGTTGTAAGTGCAGATGGCAAAAGCCATGGATGCATGAAGACTCGCCGTATGGCTATTCGCCAACAAAGAGCATTGTATGCAGCAACAGCAGATAAAAAGTCTAACGAAATTTCTGCTATTGAAGATCAAATTATTAAGCAATATGTAGAGGAAATTAAAAAAGAATCTGAAATTTGGAACGGATCAGTACTAAAAAAGTAACTGTGCCATACGCATAAATAGATGATAAAATAGACTTATGGCATCCAAGAAATTTTTAAACCCTATAAACCTGCTAAATTTAGCATCTGACCCTGCCAGTGCCACCGAAGGTGATATTTATTTTAACACCACCGATGATGTTGTAAAGGTATATGCCAATGGTGCTTGGGTAGCAGTTGGTGCCAATCCTACACAAGAAGATATTCAAGACCTTGTTGCCCCATTATTTACACACTCTAATCACATCAATGCTTCTGTAACTTATGAAGACGCATCTAATGAACTACATATCGATGTAATTAGTGCTCCATCTGCTGGATATACTGGCACAGTAAAACATGATGTTAGATTAAACGGAAGCATTGCAACGGGTCAAGCAGTTTATGTAAGTTCTTCAAATGGAACAAATATGATTGTTTCAAAAGCCTCAAACGCATCTGAAGCAACATCTAGCAAAACTCTTGGTCTTTTAGAGTCTGGTGGAACAAACAATGCATTAGTTAAAGTTGTAACAGAAGGTCTCTTGGCAGGTCTTAATACATCCACCGCAGGTACAGAGGGTGATCCAGTATGGCTTGGCACCGATGGAAATTTAATTTATGGTCTTGCAAACAAACCTGTTCCTCCTGCACACTTAGTTTTTATTGGTATTGTTACCAGAAAAAATGAAAACAATGGTGAGATCTTTGTTAAAGTACAGAACGGCTTTGAGCTAAAAGAAATTCATGATGTACTTCTTGAAGCTAATGAGTCAATAGCAGATAATGAAATCCTCTCTTATGATAGTGCAAGTGGTCTTTGGAAAAATCAAACTCCAGCAGAAGCAGGGCTTCAAGTAATTGTTTCTGGCGTATCAGATACTGAAATCGGATATCTTGACGGAGTTACAAGTGCTATTCAAACACAGATAAACAATAAAGCATCTTTATCTGGTGCTACATTTACTGGAGAAATTGAAGCCACTAAACTTAAGGCTACTGCAGCTGGTGGAGACGAGGGTGGAGAAATACTTCTTGGAAAACCATCCACAAATACAACCCTTGCTGGCATAGGCGTTACTGTAGATGTTTACCAAAATAGACTTAGATTTTTTGAACAAGGTGGAGATGCTCGTGGATACTACATTGACATTACTAATGGTGGATCAGCTGCGTCAACAAACCTAGTTAGTGCTGGTGGATCAAGCAATCTTGACGGTCTTACAGACGTAACAATTAGCGGAACCATAGCAGACAATGAAGTTCTTGCATATGACACTGCAACTTCTCAGTGGATTAATCAAACTACAACAGAAGCAGGGCTTGCTAAAACCACAGACCTTGATTCATACCAGCCACTAGATGCAGATTTATCAGCAATTGGTGCACTTACTGGAACTTCTGGACTTTTAAAAAAGGAATCAGCTAACAACTGGTCACTTGACACAAATACTTATATTACATCATCTGCACTTAATGGTTATGCGTTACTAACTGATCCAGAGTTTCTTGGAACACCTCTTGCTCCAACCGTTACTGCTGGAGATAATAGTACAAAAATTGCTACAACAGCGTTTGTTGCTACAAGTTTTGCTCCGATTAATGCACCAACATTTACTGGCACAGTAGTTCTTCCATCTACAACTTCCATAGGAGATGCATCCTCTACTGAAATTAGCTACTTGAATGGCGTGACTTCTTCAATCCAAACACAATTAAATAGCAAGCCTGACCTTACTTCTGGCGTTCTTAGCGAATCTGTAATCCCGATAGAAATTGCAAGAGTTAGCGATATGTCAAACTCTACAACTGGCTATGTTCCTATAAATACAAAAGGACAGCCTGACGGTGTAGCAACACTTGATGGAAGTGGAAAAGTTCCAAGTACACAATTAGATCAATTCGTTGTTGCCTTTTTAGCAGGACCAACATTTACTGGTACAGTAATTCTTCCGTCAACAACAAGTATTGGAACAGTTACTTCAACAGAAATTGGATACTTAGACGGAGTAACATCTGCACTTCAGACACAGATTGACAACAAGCTTTCAACATCATTAGCTGTATCAAACTACTTAAGTAAGGCAGATGCAATATCAGACTATCAGCCAAAAGATTTAGATCTTACAAATATTTCTGCATTGTCAACAACTGGAATTGTTGTTCGTGGAGTAGACTCAACATACACTACAGTAACTAATAATTCTTCTAATTGGGATACTGCATACACTGATAGAAATAAATGGGATGGTGGATCAACAGGTCTCAATGCATCATCTGGAAGAACATCTTTAGGTCTTGTAATTGGAACAGATGTTCAAGCTTACAGTTCACATCTTGCAGGAATTAATACTCTTGGTTCTGGTACTGGTCTTTTAAAAAATACAGCAGGAACATGGTCTTACGACACAAGTACATATGCATTAGCATCTTCTTTGTCTGGCTACCAGCCACTTGACGGAGACCTTACAGCAATCTCTGCAATTACTTCAGGTGTTGGATTATTAAAAAGACTTGGACCAGATACATGGTCTATTGATACAAGTTCTTATATAACTGGCTCTTCTCCAACAATTAGTACCTCTTTAATATCTGGAACAAGTACCTTTAATTTAATAAATGCTACTGCAACAACAGTAAATTTTGCAGGTGCTGCGACAACATTAATAATTGGAGCAACAGATGCAGGGGCAACAACAACTATTAGAACCCCAACAATACTTACAACAAGCTCAAACCTAGATTTATTTAATACAACCGCAACCACTGTTAACTTTGCAGGTGCAGCAACAACATTTACAATTGGAGGAACTCCAACAGGATCTGTTACTGCAACTTTATTTGGAAATGCTACCACAACAACAAAAACAATTAATATCGGAACTGGTGGAGCATCAGGTTCAGAAACAAATATTAATATTGGTTCTTCAACAAGTGGGGCAACTGGAACAGTTTCTGTTTACCCTTCTACAAATTTTGTTGGTTCAGTTTCTGTTCCGACACCAACATCCTCTAATCATGCAGCACCGAAAAGCTATGTTGATGCACTAGCAGCTGGTGTAGTAGTAAAAGCTCAAGTAGTCTATACTTCTTCTACTAATTTAAATGCAACCTATGCAAATGGAACTAGTGATTCTTCTGGTGGTCTTGGTGTTGGAGCAACCCTTACTGGAAACGTAGACGGAGCACTAATCCTTGATGGACCAGAAGTAGAAGCTGGTCAAAGAGTTCTTATTAAAAATCAAACCGATGCAAAGCATAACGGTATATATGTTGTAACTTTTGCTGGAGATGGTGACGATCCATTTATTTTGACAAGAGCAACCGACTTTAATGGTAACTCTTCAACTAACGGTATAGTTAAAAACGCAAACTATGTTTTTGTTACCTCTGGAACCAACTCTGCAAATGACTCTTATGTAGTTTCTCTTGCAGGAACATCAACATCCCCAAGCGGTGCAATTAAATTTGGAACAGACAATGTTTCTTTTGCACAGTACTCTGGTGTACCAAATAACATCAGCACACTTGGATATGTTACAACAGGAACTTGGGCAGCAACCCCAATTGATAAAGACTTTATTGATGTTGAAATAGCCAGAACAAACGATCCAGTATTTACTGGTCATGTTACAGTTCCGTCCCCTACAGATGATACTGATGCAGCAAACAAAGAATATGTAGATGATTTAATTTTTGCCAGTTTGCCATACCTTCCAGACATTATTCCACTGGATGACTTGAGGTATGAGTTTAACGACATAGATTCTAGATTTGTTCCAAAATTCCAAGGAGAACAGGTAGCAATTAATAACCCACTTAGACTTTTGTTAACAATAAATGGTATAATTCAAACAGTGGACTTTCCAGAATATGTCTGGCAATCTATGCTACCAAGAGAAGGCTTTATGGTAGACTCAGATGGCTACATTGCATTTTCTGAAGTACCACCAGCAGGATCAACATTTGATGCCAGGTTAATGCTTGGACCAAACGTAAATTCAATAAAGAAAGGGTATCCATTCAAAGCGGTGGATATATTATTAGGAGCATAAACAATGGCTAGAAAAGTACTTCACGAGACGAATTATACATTCACTCCGTCAACAAGAACGATTGTAATCCCAGATCACATTCCAAGGGAGAGACTGGTATTAATTACAAACGTAACTACTAACCAGGTTATCTACAACTTCTCTGACCCTAGTCTTAAAGCAACAAGCTACACACCAGCCATTGATTCAAACAACGTAGCCACAACTACTATTGTATTAAACTACAATACTGCAGCAATGTCTGCTACAGATAAACTTCAAATCACAGTTGATGAATATGCTGAAAGCTTCCAGCCAGATGAAGCCTATATGGATCCAGTTGGAAAATTTAGAGTTTCCAACCCTACCTCTTTGATTGATACCGATTTTGAATACGGAACTCAGCCTACTAAATGGGAAGTATTAAGTCTTACAAATAATAAGCCATCTTGTTTTTATGATATTCAAACTCCAATTGCTCAGCCTTCTGGAGGAACAAATACATTTGTTTCAATTACAGGAACTGGATCATCTAGACTGGTAACTGTAGTAACTACGGCAGCCCACGGTCTTTCTGTTGGGGATAAGTTCTTTATTCAAGATACACTAGACGTTAATGCAGATGGATGGTATTTAGTCAGAAGCGTTTCAACAACAACAGTTTCTAATGACACCTTTACATATTATGCAAGAGCAAATGTTGCTAACGGATCAGTTCGTGATGCAACAAAAACTTTTGCCTACAAAGCTTTTAACTACACAGGATCTGAAATTCCTATTTCAGTTAGCTCTGGTGCTGCATTTACGGCATCTAGCACCACAGTAACAGCAACAACAACACATGCTCATGGTCTTAGTGTTGGAGATTTAATTTATGTTAATGGCACAACAGCTGCCTCTTCTAATCCACCAAATGGTGCATGGGAAGTAAAGACAACTCCAACAACAAACACATTCACTTTTGATGTTATTGATGCTCCATCTGGTGCAATTACAGCAACTGCAAAATCTTTAACTGGAAGACCAGGATCCCTTTCTGTTCACAGACCTTTTGACGGTGGAGTTAAGTTTACAACTGGATCTTCTGCCCCTGGTTCAAAGATCGTAAGACAGACAAGAAGATACTTTAGATACCAGTCAGGTAAAGGCATTCAGTTCTCTACTGGATCTATGCTAAAGCCAGTATTTTCAGTTGATCTTATCACAAGTTCCAGTACAACAGTTACCGTTAAAACTAGATACGAACATTTCCTTGGAATTGGTGCACAGGTTACAGTAACTGGTGCAGATCAAACAGCATACAATGGAACTTTTGTGGTTACGGCAATTACTGGACCTAAAGAATTCCAATACACCGCATCTTCAGTTCCTTCAGCAACTCCAGCAACTGGGTTCCCTATCACGGTAGCACCAGTCGCTTGGTTTGGTGGTCAGACAAGAGTAGGAATGTTTGATGAACAAAACGGATTCTTCTTTGAGTTTGATGGACAAACACTATGGGCAGTAAGACGCTCTAGTACAGATCAAATTTCTGGAATTGTTGCAACAACTCAAGGTTCTCCAACAATCACTGGTACAGATACTAGATTCTCAGAACAACTAAATCCAGGAGACAAGATTGCTATTAGAGGTTTAACCTATACTGTTCAATCAATCACAAGTAATACAGAATTGTATGTGTTCCCAGAATATCGTGGTCAGTCAATTGCTTCTGGTGGAATTGTAAGCAAGGTGGTTGACTTTAAGGTTCCACAGTCCTCTTGGAATATTGATAAGTTAGATGGCACAGGACCTTCAGGAGTAAATGTAGATCTATCTAAAATGCAAATGTTCTATCTTGACTATGCATGGTATGGTGCAGGTGCAATTAGGTTTGGATTTAAAGACGAGCGTGGAGAAGTTGTATACTGTCACAGAATGACACATGCAAATGTTAAGTCAGAGGCATACATGCGTTCTGGAAACCTTCCTGCCCGATACGAAGCAGCAGCAGATGCACCAGTTACAAAGCTTTCAGCATCACTTTCTGACTCTGCTACCAGTATGTCGGTTGCTAGTACTGTAGGATTTCCTTCAACTGGAACTCTGTCTATTACAAAGGCTGGAAATACTGCACAAGAAATTGAATATGTTTCTTACACAGGAAAAACAGCAACAACTTTTACTGGTTTGACCAGAGCTCTTACAAATGTAATTGTTAATCCAGTTACTGGTGCTACTGGTGGAGGTAATGCAACTGCTCAATCATTTACTTATTCAGCAACTGCTCCAGTAAGAGTTGACCTGTACTCTAGACAGTATGCAACTGGAACAAGTCACTGGGGATCATCTGTAATTATGGATGGTGGATACGATGATGACAAGTCTTTCGTATTCCAAGCAGGTATGAAAACTGGTGTAGTTGTTCCAAGAAGCACAACATCAAGATCTGCTCTAATTAGTCTAAGACTTGCTCCATCGGTAGACAATGGAGTAGTTGGAGTCCTTGGAGAAAGAGAACTTGTTAATAGAATGCAGTTAAGACTAAGACAAATGGATGTTTTAACCTTAGTTGCAGGTTCTCTTGGAAACCCAGGAGCATTCCTTGTAGAACTTATATTAAATCCAAGATTTAATACTGCAACTGGAAATACTTGGGAAAATGTTGGTGGATCAAGCTTGTCTCAAGTTTGCTATCACGCAACAAATACAACCCTAATTGGTGGAGAGCCAATCTTCTCCTTCTTTGTATCTACTCAGTCTGGTGAAGCAAACGTTGTGCAACAAGATCTTGGTTTGGTTAGAGATTTAGGAAACTCAATTCTTGGTGGAGGAACAACAAATACTGGTCAAACAACTGAGTTGAATATCTTCCCAGATGGACCAGACATTGTAACAATAGCAATCAGAAACCTTTCTGGTTCTGGTGTAACGAGTGCTACAGTTAACGGAAGGCTTTCTTGGACTGAAGCCCAAGCATAGTGGGAGGAAAACGTGGGACTTAACAAACTAAACCACCTTTACTCTACTGAGCCATTGACAGTAGATTCTTTACTAGCTAACAATGACGTAACCGTATTAGATGACGTTAATGTATTTGGAGAAACCCTTGTTGATGGATTGCTTGGGCAGCCAAACCAAGTACTTAAAGTCAATTCTGCTGGAACTACAATTGAATGGGCTACCCTAGATGCTCTTCCATCACAGTCTTCAAATGCAGGAAAATACCTAACAACTAATGGAACTACTGCTTCATGGGCAACAATTACACTAAGTAACTATGCACTTTTAAATGCCCCATCTTTTACTGGAACAGTATATTCTGCTGGAAATGTTGTCTCACATATTGATACAAATGCTCCAACTTTAAATTCTGGCAATTCCTATAAATATACGTTAGTTTTGGCAGATGACGGTAAGATGATTGAAATGAATACCTCTACTGGAGTAGGAAACACTCTTGAAATCCCCTTAAATTCATCCCACGCCTTTCCAATCGGTACTCAGATATCAGTACTTCAAACTGGTGCTGGACAAACAACTATCTCTGGAGCAGTTGGTGTGACCGTAAACGCTACTCCTGGAGCTAAACTAAGAGCACAATGGTCTGCTGCAAGCTTAGTAAAAAGAGCCACCAATACTTGGGCTTTAATTGGAGATTTGACGGCATAAATTATGTTTTTATTTAAAAATCTCTCAACAATTGCATCTTCTGTTCGTAATATGTTTACTGATAATTTTAACAGACCTGATTCAGGAGAATTAGGAGATGCAACAGATCAGAGTAGATGGACAGCCCTTCGTGGAGTATTTACTATTTTTGAAAATAAAGCCAGAACAACTTCTGCAGCCAGTACATACCCAATTGCCTCTATTACAATGCCAGATTCTCCTCTTGATCAAGATGTAGTTATTTCATTAAAGGGAACAACTCCTGGAACTGGTGCAGCCCTTTGGATTACAGATAACAATAACTGGTGGGCTGTAACAACTGGTAAAGAAGTGGGAGAAAATTGTAACTGTGATACATGTTCTACATGTAATGCTGGAAATTGTAATGCTGGACCATGTACAACAAATGGAAACTGTATTGCTGGACCATGTAATGCTCAAGGAAATGCTTTTGGAAACTTTACTGCTGGAAACGTAAACGCATTTACTGGAAACAATCAAAACGCAGCAAGTGGAGGAAACGTAAACGCATTTACTGGAAACAATGCTAGATATTTTTGTAATGCTTGGAACTTTGGAAACTGCAATACTACTAACTCAGCATGTTCACAGCTAGGTGAACCAGTTCAAACTGGTGGAGGAAACTGTAGAGTTTGGAGAAGCCCCATTCCAAGATACTGTATTGGCTGGAACACTAGAAACTTTTCTCGTCCTTGTGTTGCATACAGTTGCGACACAGTAGGAAATAGATTTTGTAGGGCATCAAGCATTACAAGCTACAACGCAGCAACTGGTGGAGGAAATACAAATACATTTTTCCCTGCAACTTGGAATGCAGCAACTGGTGGAGGAAACTTTAATGGAAACACCTTTACCGTAACTGGATGGAACTGTGCTGGAACTTTTTGCTCTGGAACCTATAACTGTGCAGCATATACATGTACTGCTTGGACATGCACAAATACTACATTTTCTAGTTGTAATTGTCAAACCTGCTTTCCAACATATGTTAGGGTTATAAAGTCTGTTGCAGGAACTGTTTCAGAATTAACTAGGTGGGTGGTTTCTACCCTTGGAACACAATTAGTTAACTCTATGAGAATTACTACTAGTGGATCTCAAATAACAATTGAGCCATATGCAAATGCGGATCTTACATCAAAAATTGGAAGTGACCTAGTTTACACACCAACTGGTGTTGCACTTTCATCCAGCTATGGTATAATTGTAGAACCATCTCCTACAAGCCAAGGATTTGAAATTGATGAAATTACAATTGAAAAAATTTAAAGGATAAAATATGAGTGACAAAAAAGAAAATACAGAAGACGTTCCTGAGCTTAGAGTTCCACCTAATCCAGGACCAGAAAGATTGCCATTTGATATAGCCATGGTAATTAACAATTGTGTTTATCAGGTTTTAAATGTTGATGGCGACCATGCAGCACAGCTTTTGTCTCAACCAACTTATATTAGGTTTAAAAACGAAGAAGCTAAGCTTGGATGGAAGTACGATCCAGAAACAAAAACATTTTCAAGACCGATTTACGATTCAGAAACTGATACGTTTCACTACTAGAAAGCATTAAAAAATGAAGCTTATACAATTTACATGTGAGGATAAAACATATCCATTAAACGTTCCTATTCCTGCAAAAAAAATGATCCCACAGTGGTATAAGGATGGAGAAACATACTACATTGACAAGCACAGTAATGATAGTGGTGCTGGGCTAAAAACATGCATACCATTTTTAGATGTTTTAACTGCTGGATATCTTTTAGTTACCCCCTTTGACATATTTGTTGGTAAAAAAGAAGACGGTTCCTTGAGTATTGAATGGAACTCTCCAGATCCTTGGCAAAATTTTGTAAACCAAAGACCTTATGAGTCTGGAGCAACTATTCCAAGACCTTCAGGTCATCTAGATGCTCATTTTGTTTGGTCAAATAAATGGGGATGGAAAACTCCTAGAGGATATAGTACAATTGTTACACACCCATTCAACAGGTTTGATCTTCCCTTTACTACAATGTCTGGATTTATGGACACTGATAAGATTTCAGTAAATGGAAACGTTCCTTTCTTTTTAAAAGAAGGATTTTATGGAGTTATTCCAGAAGGAACTCCATATGCACAAATTATTCCAGTAAAAAGAAAGTTTTGGAAAATGATTAATAACCCTGCAAACATTGATTTGGTATCAATGCAAAGTGTTAAGATACACTCAGAAAAAGCTTATTATAAGAAAAAAGCTTGGATAAGAAAAGAGTATAACTAATGTCTAAACATAAAAATGGAGTAATTGTCTTAAGCACATTGGACATTATTAAGGGTTGGTTTTCAAAAAGAAAAAGATTTGAAAACAAGCAATCTCTTTTTTATAACATGATGCCTCCCGAGCCACTTGGAGAAAAAATAATTAGTATTGCTATTGTTTTGGATGAAGAGGTTCAAGAAATTATTAGAGCACAGTCTGGGCTAGCCTCATTGTTTTTATCCAATCCTTCTTTTGTAGAAATTAGTAAAGAGTTAGATCCAGAAAGTAAGCCACAAGTTGGCTGGAAATATATTGATGGAAGATTTTTTAAGAAGCATGTTCTTGTCAGGGAAAACGATGTTCTTTGGAGCGTTGATGGTGATCCTTGCGATGATCCAAACTGCGATCTTTGCCTTGGCGGTGGCAAATTAACAGCAACAATAAATGGAGAAAACACTCCAAGGCTTCCTGTTGTAAATAGAATAGAACCTAGTGAGGAAAAAGAAAAAAATGACGAATAATATTGTTTTTACCAGCACGTTTCCACAATATGATATCCCACATCCAATTCCAGCAAGTAGGGCTGTTCCAGAATGGTGGAGAAAAGAATCCACCGTAGCTGATCAGATTCATACAATGAAAAAATGTGTTCCAATTTTAGATTCTCTTACAGCAGGTTATGTCATAACACTTCCTTCTGATGTACATAGAGCAAAGGGTATGGATAACTTTGGACAACGTTCAGATATATCTTTTGTTTCTCAGCATTATAAATTGCAAACTAAAGCCTATCCACTTTCAGAAGAATTTGAAGATCAACCATACAAGTGGATAAATCCTTGGAAAATTACAACTCCAAAAGGATATAGTTGCTTATTTATTCACCCATTGAATTCAGGGGATATGCCGTTTCATTCTTTTTCTGGGGTAGTTGACACTGACAAGCATCCAGTTCCTGTAAACTTTCCATTTGTAGTTAAAAAAGATTTTGAAGGGGTTATCCTAGCAGGAACTCCAATTATTCAAGTTATACCATTTAAAAGAGAGTCCTGGAAAAGTAAAGTAATAGATGATAAAGAGTTTATTGAGGACAAATCTTTTTATAAGATATTTAATCCCCCCTATGGTCAGTATAAAAGAAACTGGTGGAGTAAAAAGGAGTTTAGATAATGAGCAATTTTGTAGAATTTATTACGGAAGATGCAAAAAATCTAAGTGTTAAAAGTAATTCTGTAGATTTAATAATTACTCAAATTCCATTTTACAGGTTAGACTTTTTAAATTATGGTGGAGACCCAACAAAACAAATAGGATCTGAAAAAAACACAAAAAAATATATTAATTCTTTATTGCAATCAATAAAAGAAATGGAAAGAGTTTTAAAGCCAACTGGATCTATTTTTATTGTTTCTCCAAGCATGGATAAAATGTACTTTGAGCTTCCTTTAAAGGTTTTAAAAAAAACAGATTTAATTTTAGCAAACTCCCCGTTGATTTGGAACTGGTCTGACCCAAAAGAGCAAGCTCAGCTTGGATCAATAAAGTTTAACTATGATCTAGTTTTTCATTTTGTTAAAAGCCCAAGCCTTTTATATAGCAATCCGTATGCAATAAGAAAACATTCTGAATCGATTTGGAATCTTCCTTGGAATAGCAGCCTCAATGATGTAATAAAAAGACTAGAAACTATTGGCTATGTAGAAAATTCTTTTACACCAGAAATTCCTAAAAGATTAATCGAAATGTTTTCCAAGCCAAATGATATTGTTTTAGACCCATTTGGAGGAAGTGGAACAACGGTGTGTGAAGCCTATAGTTTAAAAAGAAATGGTATAAGCATAGATGTTTCAGAACAGCAAACAGATTTAGCAAAAATTAGACTAGGCTTTATGAAAGAAAAAAAATAATGGAAACAATATATGTATCAACAGCAACAATGGACGACAACGAAACTGAAAGATCTATCCTTGGGCTCTTTGAAAAAGCAAAGTATCCAGAAAGAATTTATGTTGGGTTGTCTTGCTCCACAAAGCATAAATCTTTTTATAAAAAATTGCTAAAGTCTTTTAAGAATAAAAATGTAAAAATTCTTTATAGCAAAATTACTCCCAACAGCCTTGACGTTTATGGTACTGGTCAAGCTAGATTTAAAGCATTTTCCATGTACTCAGGACAGGACTATGTTCTTCAGTGTGACTCTCACACAAACTTTGAACAAGACTGGGATGAAATTTTAATTAACACATTTAAAGAAGCAAAGTCGGAACTAGGTCATGACAAAATTGTTTTAACTGCATATCTTGGACCGTATGAACATACTTCTTCTGGAATAAAAATAATTGATCCTCGTGCAAGATATCCATTTTATGTTTCTGGATTTTTTAATAATTATTTTGCTAAATGGATAGATAAACCATTATTAGGAGAAAAAAAATATCCTGAAAAGTTTTATCCATGTGTAAAATTTAATGGAAACTTTGCTTTTGGAGACAAAAAATTTGCAGAAAACCCTGGAACATACAAAGATGCATTTTTTTATGACGAAGAAATTATTCAAGGAGTAAATCTTATAAATAATGGATTTTATATGGTTTATCCAAACATTAACTTACCAGTTACCCACCTATATTCTGATCATATAAATGAATTTGGTGGAGAAAGAAAATATTTTATAGAATATGTTTCTGAAAAAACTAGCGAAGTCCTTCATAACCTTGCCCATAAAAGATATTACAGTCTTATTAACAACAAGGATTATATAAAAAAATATGAAGAGTATGCTAAAATAAATTTACGTCTAGGTTTATACAAAGACAATGATTATATACCAGAAAAATATTTTTAGGAGACAGCTGTGAGCGATGATGATTTTTTAGAAGTTCCACCACTAAAGCCAGTAAGACCATGGGACTTGTTAAATCCAAATAAAGAAAAGGTTTCAGACGAAGCACAAAAAAGAAGAATGGATATATGTAAATCGTGTCCATTTTTTATTAAAATAACAGGTCAATGTAGTAAGTGTGGCTGCCTTATGGCTGGCAAAACAAAGCTTGCGGATGCTTCCTGTCCTATTAATAAGTGGGGACCAAACTCAGCAACTCTAAAGGAAGACTAATGATAGGAAAATTTTCTGTTATTCCAGGTCGTGGAACTGGTGCTATGGCAGAGTTTGTAAATGAAAATGTTTTGCCAAACAGTATAAACTTAAAAGATTGTAACTTAATTATCTTGCCTGGAAATGAAGATCAGATAAGAAAGTATACAAAAAATATTGTTTGGTGCCATGTTCCATCTTATAAAATGCCAATAAAAGTTTCAAAGTATTTTTTTGATCCAGAAATATTACCATTTGTTGATTTGTTTTTAGTACAATCAGAGTTCCATAAAAAAGATTTGTCAGAGCACTTTGATATAGATGAAAGCAAATTTTATATTGTAAGCAATCAATTTACTCCAATTGAATACAAAGAAAAACCAAAAAATAAAGTAAACTTCATGTATACTTCTCAAAACTCTAGAGGCTTGGATGTTTTATTAAAAGCTTTTGATAAAATAAAAGACAAAAATGTTTCACTAACCCTTCATTGTTGTGAATGTGAAGAATGTCTTCAACCAGAAGATATTAGCTACGAGGCAAAGTTAATTTTAGACAAACATAATAAGATAAAAAATAATCAGTATAGCTCAAAAGAAATTTATATAGAAACATTAAATAATTCTCACGTTTATGCCTACCCATGCACGTTTGAAGAAACTGCTTGTATTGGAGTAATGGAAGCAATGAGTGCTGGTGTAAAAATAGTAACTACAGATGCTGGAGCCTTGCCTGAAACTACTGGAGGATTTGCAAAAATTATTAATAATTATCCAGTTATGGATTTTGAAGTAGAAAGATTAGAAAAAAAGTTAATAAAAATTTTTGTTAAAGAAATGAAAAAAGCAATTAAAGAAATTAGAAAAAACAAGTTTGATCCAAAGCCTCAAATAGAATATATTAATAATAGGTTTTCAAAAGAAAATTCTATAAAGCAGTGGGCTGAGCTAGATAGAATTATTGGAGAAATGCAATGAAAAGAATAATGGTAACTGGTGCAAGTGGCTTAATGGGTGTTCACGTTGTTAGACATATATTAAAGACCACTGACTGCGATACAATTATTTTGCCAGTTAGCTATAAGCATCGTGGAATTCAAGACAGACTAAGTTACATATTTAATTCTTATACAGATGCAATGAGAAGAATTAAAATTGTTAATGTAGATTTAGCACACCCAATGTCGCCAGTAACGTATGCTCAGTTTGGTAAGGTTGACTATGTAATTAATTGTGCAAGTGAAAGCCATGTAAATCGTAGCATTGAAAACCCTGCACCATTTATTATCAATAACGTGTCCCTTATGTGTAACATGCTTGATTGGGCAAGACACGCAGAAGTAGAAAAGTTTTTACATATATCCACTGATGAGGTATATGGTCCAGGATCAAAGCATAGGACAAATAAAGAGTGGAAAGATCTGCATCTTCCAAGCAATCCATATGCAGCATCTAAGGCAGCACAAGAAGACATTGCTTTGTCTTACTGGAGAACATACGGTTTACCAATTGCAATTGTAAATAGCATGAATATTATTGGCGAGACTCAAGACTCTGAAAAGTATATGGCTATGATTATGAAAAAGATTTACAAAAATGAAAAAGTAACTGTTCATTTTAACAAGGGTGATATTGGAAGCAGATATTATTTACATGCAAGAAGCTTAGCTTCAGGGCTAATGCACATCTTAGAGCAAAATTTTCCAAAATATGGGGAAGCAGATTTACCACTAAGAATGCATATTGCTGGAGAAAAAAAGTTAGATAATCTAGAGCTTGCTCAACTTGTTGCAAATGCAGCAGGTAAAAAACTAAACTACGACTTGGTAGATCCAAACATAGAAAGACCAGGGCATGATATGCATTACGCACTAAGCGGAGACAATCTTGCCAAGTCTGGCTGGACACACCCAATGCCAATTGAAGAGTCAATTAGCCGAGTTGTAAAATGGACATATGATAACCCTCAATGGCTTGACATCTAACAATTAAATTGATATAATATAAGTCCCAACTAACAAAAGGAAATAAGATGAAGAAAAGTATTATTGCTATTATTGGAATAGCATTGCTTTTGGTTATTACAGGAACCTCGGCAAAAGGAAATACCAAGCCCACCATTGCTGTAATTGATACAGGAATTGACGCTACACATAGCTTAGTGTCTGGAAAAATTGTACATGAAGTATGCATTCTTGATTTTAAAGTGTGTCCAAATGGACAAGACTTTATGGAAGGTGTTGGAGCAGCAACTTTAGATCCAGTTAGAGCTAGTAGAAATGGTTTTTATCACGGAACTCAAATTGCTTCCGTAATAACTAAAAATAATCCAAATGTTAATCTTGTTGTTATTAGAATTATTCCAATGACAGCAACTGGATTTAGAGCAAGTACGTCATTAAATACTGTACAAAAAGCATTAGAATGGGTAGACAAAAACCATCAAGCATATAATATTGTTGCAGTAAATATGAGCCAGTCATATGTTTCAAGGGATGCTTGCACGAAGCATGTTCCCATTGAAAATGCAATTAATTCTCTTGCATCAAAAAACATTCCATCATTTTTTCCAACAGGAAATGGATCTAATTATTCTAAGATAGACTTCCCTGCATGTATTGCATCATCAATTTCTGTTGGTGCTACAGACCCAGCATATGGAAAGCAAATGTCTCCAGCAATTTATAGCAACAATTCATCCGCTACAGATTTTTTTGCACTAGGAACAATGTTTGCTGCATCTCCTAGCAACAAAACTGCCAACTCTGTTGGAACATCAAACTCCAGTGCACTTATGGCAGCAAAATGGGTAGCAGTAAAAGAACTAAATCCAAGCTTGTCAATGTCTCAAGTATATGATAGAATTAAGTCCCAATCAAGATACCTTGAACATAAGCGTTCAGGAAAAATGTTTATTGTTGATCTAGTTAATTAGGAATGCTATGAAAATTTTAGTATACGGTAGTAAAGATTTTGGAGATTATCCAACATTTATGCGTGGAGTTGTAGTTGCAATTGAAGAAAATCTACACAAAAACGGCTACCAAGAAAAGCATATTAAGATATTAACCGCAGGACCAAGAAGAATAAATGGTTATACGGCAGAGTTTATTAATAGGTCAGAGGATATGTTTAAGCAGAAAAAAATCTGGACCAAGTTTGCTCGTGCTAAGTACCAAGATGTTTTAGAAAATTTAGAAAGCTATAATATTGACCACATTGTGTCATTTAATTCAAAGTCAGATCCTGACAAGAACCATGATGCACTTATCCGCAAGGCTGAACAACTAAAAATTCCAGCCTCATTCTACAGATACTAAGGAAAATAAATGCCAATAATTGGTTACGAAGAAGCACACGCTATAGTAGAAAAGAATAAAAACCTTTACTGGGATGGCTGGAACATTGTAGACTGGAAAGCAGATTCTCTTGGAGAAATGTCAAAGGGTGGAATGTTAAAAGATGGCAAGTGGGGATTTTACAAGACCTACGAACCAAACGAAAACGGTTGGGAAGTACCAGTAAAATATGTTAGATGAAGAATGGATGATGAAAGCCAAGTGTCGTGCCATTGATCGTGAAATGTTTTTTGATAAGTATGAAGAAGATCCAATACTTGCAAAAACAGTTGATGAAACTATTTGTTTACAGTGTCCTGTTATAGCAGAGTGTTTTAATCACGGAACAACAAACTCAGAATGGGGAGTTTGGGGTGGTGTATACTTAGTAGATGGAGAACCAAGCCCTTCTAAGAACATGCATAAAACAAAAGAGGTGTGGTCTATGATCCTAGATGCGGTGTCAGATGGCTAAATTTACTAAAGAAATGTCTATTGCAGTACATCAAGTAAAGCCTCCATATCCAAAACTTGTTGTAGACTTTGTAGAGTTTGATCAATACATTTCTATTCGTATTTATGAAAATCAAATTATGGAAATGAACGCTCCTCAAATGGAAACATTTATGGAGTATCTTCAAATGCTTAGAACACTTATTGAATCTTTTGGTGTCAAATGCTATTTTGACGGAGCAAAAGGCGATCCACCGAGAGGAACAAAATGACAGCTGGTAATTTAGTTTGGATACTTGATGAACAAGTAGTTGGAGAAATTGTTTCTCATGGTGCATATTTTTCAAAAGTAAAGTTTTTTGTAGATGGAATAGAGCATGAAGAGTTTGTAGACAATACTGACTTTGTTGCCTATGAGTTATACGAAGAATAAACTTGACAAACCCAGCCTGTATAGTGTATTATAGATATACCAAAAACAAGGATATTAAATGATTAAATACGAAAAAGGATTTCAGTACGACTTTTTTGCACAAGAATGGTCGCATGATTGTGGTGCCTGTGGCACAGAGCTTTATGCACCAACCAAAAAACATCTAGAAGGAAACTTTTGGATACACACACATTCAAATAACTGTCTTGGAGGATGGTAATGAACTATAAAGCTTTTAGTCAAGAGCTGTACGATGCTAATGATGATGCTAAAGAATTAGTAATAAAATGGCTTGGTGCAAATAACATTAAGTCATGGGTTAATCCTGATAAATATGGGATAGACCTTGTATCTGATGAAAAAAAATATGAAGTAGAAGTAAAGCATAACTGGCGTGGATCATCTTTTCCATTTAAAGATGTTCATTTTCCAATTAGAAAATTAAAGTTTGCAAATAAAGATTCGGTATTTGTTATGTTAAATCATGAACGCACACACGCATTGATTGTAGATGGTAAAACTTTTTTGGAAGCACCTCAAGTTTTAAAAGATACAATTTACACTAAAGATGAAAAGTTTGTAGAAATTCAAGTTGAAAATTGTACGATTGTTAAGATAATGGATAACGGCAATGAATAAAACAGAGCTAGAAACTTTAATCTACTATGAAACAGATCAAGAAATGCTGTTAATGGATGGATTTGAAAATGCTTTTATTGGTTTTTCAAGACGATGTGGTCAACCAACACTGGCAACCTATTCATTTACAAAGATGCTACAGATACTTGTTGAGCGTGATGGCATGGATGTAATGGAAGCAGAAGAATATATTTCATACAATTGTGCAGGTGCCTGGATGGGAGAACTAACTCCAGTAATTCTATATGAATATGAAGATGTGTTTTTAAAGAATTGGAAAAGCCATGCGTAGTGCAGTAATTGTAGATATTGATGGAACAGTATCTCACAGAAGCAATCGTGAAATATATGATTATTCAAAAGTTATTCATGACACTCCAGACAAAAATGTTATTGAGGTTGTAAACGCTTTGTGGCGAGCTGGACATAAAATTATATTTGTTTCAGGTCGTGATGATTCATGCTTCAATGAAACATACAGATGGCTAACATTAAACTGCCCACCATTTATTAAGCTTTACATGCGTAAGTATGGAGATTTTAGAGACGACTCAGTTGTTAAACGAGAAATTTACGAACAGCTTATTGCACCTAATCATGATATTTTATGTGTGCTTGATGATCGTCAACAGGTAGTAGATATGTGGCGTGAAACTGGTCTTACTTGTCTACAAGTGGCTCCAGGAGATTTTTAATGGCTAAGAGTTATTTAATTAAATCAACAGAAGATTTAATGGACATTTATACTAATGCCTTGGGGCATTATATTGCTGGTCGTATGGGAACAAAAGAATCACACATAGAAGATTTTGCTATAGAGGCAGCTAGCTTTGCTGAAGGTTTCTATTCTATTATTCAAGCATTGCCAAAGGACAACAGATGAAGCTCACGCATTCAGTAGCAGAGTTGCTTATTCTTACATTTGTAGCGTTAAACTGTTATGTTAATGTAAGAAGATATATTTGGGATAGGAGGAAACGAAATGGAATTTGAACTATATCATGAAAAGGATGCTGGTCCAATAGTTCGTTGGATTGCTACAAAGTTACTAAGTATTTTGCATACAATTGAAAAGCCCTTGTATGACTATGCAGATATGTATACAGCAGTATGGGACGACTATGAAGATGAAGATACTCTTGCTGTTCCACATAATCAAATGGGAATTTTTGATAACCTAGAGCCACTACCACAGTTTGAAAAATTTGAAAATCTTACGGAGGACTTAATTTAATGTCAGACGATTACTACTACTATAAAGATCAGGTTGCTGAACTCCAAGCCACTAATAACTTTGTCCGTTCAAATACAATTAGATCTATCTTGGCAAAAATTGAAAATGTTAAGAACGAGAGAGACCTTAAGGGATTATCAAATGCTGGTGTTGATGAAGTAATTATTTTAATAAAGGAAATGCTATGAGTTACGCTAGACTATCCTTTTCAGACCTGTATTTATTTATGAACATGCAGGGATACTTAGAGTGTATGGGATGCATGTTAGCACCAATAACGGTAATGGCTCATTCAACTAGTGGTGTTTCTTTTCGTACAAAAAGTACACTAGTTATGATTAAGCACATACAAGAGCATAGAGATGCTGGTCATGATGTTCCAGACGGTATAGAAGAAAGACTACTAGAAGACGATAAGGATAACTTTAAATGATACAAAAGATTTTACGATACGCAGAAAAAATTGGGCTGGACCAAGAAGAATTACTGCAAATGACAGTGCTTGAAGCTTTATTAAAAATTGAAGATACCCAGGCAATGTGGAAAGAACTATCTAAATAATCCCACCGTGATATAATAAACTTGTTAGTCTTAGACTAGCAGGGAGACTTGGGAGAGTTGAAAAGATTAAAAAAACTTACAGCATATTTTTTGGCTAGCTCCTTACTTTTTGTAGGGAGCTCTTTCTTTATAGCAACATCTTCACACGCCACGCCATTAGTATGTAACATGTCTACCGTTACTGGAGATGATGATGGGTCTTTCCCAATGACTCTTCCGTTTAGTCTTCAGTTAGGTAACACTAGCTACAATCAAATTTATTACAGCACTAATGGTCTTATGTCTTTTGGACGACCAGATGGTAATTTTTGGAGCTATCCACAGACTCCATCTGTAACTCTTGCAGGTAGAGACTGGGTTTCATTTGGTCCAGGTGCTTATACTTCATATGGATATAATCAGGACTCATTTTGTATTGAGTGGTCAGTTCGCCCATTTCCACAATCAAGCGGTCCTCTAACACAAATTAGATTAGTTGTAAATGTATTTCCTAATGGTGGATGGCATGGTGAGATTACAACTCTTGGATGGATTCCCCCAGACATTAGGCGTGGAATTGTATGGGAACAAAATGGTACACCACTACCTATTGGAGCAGCATTTGATGTAAATGGTGGAGTTCCAGTTGAAGTTGCACCTGCTCCAGCACCTACAAGCTTTACAGAGCCTCCTGCAATTCCAACTCAATGTTGGGATGGCAGCACAGTTTATGCTCCTGCTACATGTCCTCCAGTTCCACCAGACATTACTTGTTGGAACGGAGAAATAGTTCCTTGGAATGGATCATGTCAGCAGGTCCCACCACCTATTGAATGCTGGAATGGAACATCTGTAAATTGGAACGAGCAATGTCCAATTCAACCAACTCCTACGCCCAGCCCTGAGCCACAGCCGTCAGTATCACCAGAGCCAACAGTAGAACCGTCACCCCAGCCAATAGAGCCAAGCCCAATGCCGTCAGAACCTGTTGTGCTGCCTTCAGAAACTTCTTCACCTATTCCAGTCCCTTCTTTTTCAAGTCCCTCAGAATATCCGTGGCAGCCTGAAGGACCTGTTGCAGTTCCATCCCTAGATCCTGAGCCAGAGATTTCATTTCCAGAACCATTAACTCCAGATCCAATCGAGAGCTCATTTCCTGATCTAGATCTTCCATCCACTGATCTTCCATCTGATAATAATATCACAGAAACAACTGACGAAGAAACAGCATCTTTTGTTGAGGACTTTACTCAAAGCGGTTCCATCTCAGATGCTGAGACAGAACTATTAATTGAAAACTTTTTGGGTGATGGCTTTATATCTGAAGATGAAGTATCTGGACTCTCAGATTCTTTAACTGAAGACGGAGTTTTGACGGAAGATGAGAAGGAACTCTTAGTTGATGTTATCTTAGAACAAGCAGATGGTAATGCAATCTCAACTGAGTTAATTGATGAACTCGGTCTTGACTATGAAGATTTGCCAGATGACCAGCCAGTTATGTTAGATAACGGTGTAGTCCTTTTTGCAGAAGTTGCAGATGCTTTGGAAATCTTTGAAAATCCATCAGAAATTTTAGCTGCAGTATTTACAGATCCTAGCAAGGCTCTTACTGCTGTAGCTAACATTGGTGCAGATATGACACCAGAACAACGTGAAGAATCACAAACAGTTGTTGTTGCGTCCATTATTGTTGGACAAGTAATAGCATCAACTAATTTAATAACAGGGAGGATAAGATAATGAAGAAGTGGTTAAAGGATAAATTCCGTGAAACATTAAACCAAACATTCACCCTTCTTGGTATGTTCGTAGCATGGGCAGTCCTAGACGGGTCTGCTAAGACAGTAGTTGGGTGGGCAATTATGCTATGCGTAGTTGTGTGGTTGTTTTCAATGAAATTTAGGGAAGGAGAACAAGATGGTAAAGAATAATGTAGAAGAAGAAGTTATTGGCTCAACAGCCGTAACAAACATCTGGAATATCTTTTTTAGAATTGTTGCAGTATTTGCAGCATCTGGGCTTTCAATCATTGGTGCAGGTTCCTTAGTTGGAATTGACACTCTAACAGCCGTAATTATGGCTGGAACACTTGGAGTTGCAACAGTAGTAGAAAAGCTTGCTAGAGCCTTCCTAGATGACGGTAAGCTAAGTGCTAGCGAAATTAATGCAGCATTTGCTCCAGTAGATAAAAAGGCTAAATAGCATATAATAAAACTAAGTTAGACCAGGGTGATTCTCACGACCACTCTGGTCTTTCTTTTTGGTATAATGGTTATATGAACAACCAAGAACTTATTGCTATTATTTATAGGGCAATTGTTACAATAACTGAGGAAAATAAAGGTGAGGATAAAGTCCCATCACATGTAGAAATGGCTGAAAAGATTGCCAGCGATGTCTTATTATACCTCGAAAATAGTTCTAATATAAGATAAAACTAACTTAAATAACTATCCCTGTTAGGCTAGATATATAACATTGGGAGGTTATAATGAAGCTAAAAGCAATATTATCTATTGTTTTGTCTTTTACTTTATTATCATTTGCAATTCCTGCACAAGCAGGAGATAGCATTAGATATAAATCAGACTCTATTCAGACAATTAAAAAGAATAAATGGACAACTCTAGACTTTAATGGAAAGAAAACTATTAAAGGTAATGGAGATAGGTCTTTGTTTTGCTATATGGCAGCAGTTAAAATGAAAGGCAAGAAGAAGCCTGACTACATTAAACTTAGATTAGTTAGAGATAAGGCTAAGGGAGCAGATTCTACAGCCACAAATATTTATCCAGTAGAGGCAAAGCCTGGTTCAACATGGGTTGGATCTAATTGCTGGGTTATTAAAACTAATTCACCAGTAAAGGTACAAATTAGAATTACTGGAGGAAGTAAGACTTACGAGTCAGACATGAGGCAGTTCAAGATGTGGACACCTGGTGCAGACTACCCAGCTGATTTTTCAGACTTTATACCAGAGGGGGCTATTGGTTAGAAGTAGGACCTGCCAAGTTTAGATCATGCCCATTGAGATGGGTATGGGAGCCGATTGGGAGAGTTGGCAAAACTTGACAAGACCTACCTGTAACTGATAGTATAGTGCAATGCGTTTCTCAACTCTAATTATCATTCCCCTAGTAGCAATGCTCTTGGGCTCAAGCAATCAGAAAAAACCAGTATTTATTGATGCGGTACAGATAAAACAAACAAGCATAGAAGAAGCATCAGACAGACAGGAGGCAGCCTCAAGGTCCTCTAAGAGGCTTAAATTCGCCTCTCCTGCCTATAATAAAGCTTATGCCAAGAAAACTATGGCAGAAGAATATAAATGGGGCTCTAAGCAATATGATTGTTTAGTTAGACTCTGGAATAAAGAGAGTAATTGGAAAGTCAACGCAGACAATCCAAACTCTAGTGCATATGGTATCCCCCAAGCTCTTCCTGGAAGCAAGATGGGCAAGGGTTGGAAAACTGACCCACATGTACAAATAAACTGGGGGCTGGAATATATTGAGAAAAGATATAAAAATCCATGTGGTGCATGGTCAGCCTTCAGGAGCAAAGGATGGTACTAAATGAAAACAATAATTATTCTAATAACCTCTATTGTGTTTTGGAATACAGGGGTTGCTCCGTCACAAGCATCAACTGATAGGGGCAATGAAGCTGCCTCAAGAAGTGGCACCAGAACAATGGTTGGTCTGAACGCTTTAACTTTGGCTAAAGATTATGTTGGAACTAGGTATTGTAAAGGTGGAGTAAGTCCTAGATGTTTTGACTGTTCAGGTTTAATTAAATATGTATATTCAAAACAAGGTGTTAAGCTTCCTGGATTTGTAAGTGGTCAAATGAAAGCAGCAACCATAATTTCAAAAAGCTCAGCCCAGCCTGGAGACCTTGTGTTTTTTGTTACCAAAAGTGGATACCCATATCATGTTGGTATTTACATTGGTAACAACCAAATACTACACTCACCTAAGCCAGGCAGAAAAGTAAGAGTAGAAAATATCTGGAGTTCTAGGGTCAAGTTTGGAACCATATCTTAATATAATAGAAGTATGGCTTTAGAAGACTTATTAACACCAGACGAGAAGGCACTGCATGATGCCCTTGCTGCAATTGCAAACCAATATGGAAAATTTGATGAAGATGGTTCAGGCATCTGGGCAGGTTATGAATCTGCAGAAGAAAATGAAGAGAAAGTAATTGGAGTTAAGTGCTCTAACTGTGCCTTGTATGCAGGTGGTAATGTCTGCGAAGTAATTGCATTTGATGTAGAGCCTGACGGTAAGTGCAGGTTTGCAGTTATTCCTGATGGATATGTAGATATGTCTGGTCAGATGGACGATGAAGATAATGTCAACGATGATATGGATGACATGATCAAAGCTGCTAACTTAGATTTAAAACCAACATCTGGAATGAAGTCTGCTGCTGCAAGAGCGTTAGCTTGGAAAAAAGAAGGCAAGCGTGGTGGCACAAGAGTTGGTCTTGCTAGAGCAAATCAAATTGTAAACGGTACAGAGCTTTCAGAGTCTACAGTTGCTCGCATGTACTCATTCTTTTCTCGTCACGAAGTAGATAAAAAGGCTACTGGATTTAGTGCAGGTGAAGAAGGATATCCATCTCCAGGCAGAGTTGCTTGGGATCTTTGGGGTGGAGACGCAGGATACTCATGGTCTAAAGCTAAGTGGGCTAGCATACAAAGACAAAGAGAAAACAAGTCTTATGGAAAAGAAGAAGTTAAGAAAAGTTTCTGGTCAGACACACCATTTAGTGGGTTAAAGTAATGTATGAGTATCGAGTAAAGAAAGTATTGGCGGTAATTGATGGTGACACTATTGATGTTGATATTGATCTTGGCTTTAATGTTTCGTATACACAGAGGGTAAGACTAGCGGGAATTGACACTCCTGAGTCTAGAACAAAAGATCTTAAAGAAAAAGCACTTGGCTTAGAGGTTAAGGAATATCTTAAGAACAGATTGAAGGATGCCAAGGTAATTGTAATTAAAACAGAGCTTCCAGATAGCTCAGAAAAGTATGGTCGCATTCTTGGTTGGCTATATATAGATGGAGAAAAGTTATCCGTAAATGAAACAATGATTAAAGAAGGATACGCTTGGACCTATGATGGCGGTACAAAGAAAAAAGACTTTGATGTATTAATTGCTAAAAGAAAAGCTATTTAGTAATAATTTCTCCATTAAAAACTAATATGTCTATACCTTTGTTCAAATGAAAATTATTTAGTACTTGCTGCTTTGTATGTGCTATGGGCTTTCCATTTGCATTATAGCTTGTATTGATTAATGCAGGTACTCCTGTTATCTTAAAAAACTCTTTGATTAGTTTATAGTATGGAGCATTGTCTTCTTCGTTAATTGTTTGAATTCTTGCAGTACCATCAACATGAGTGACAGCAGGAATTTTTTCTGGCTGTAAAACTTTTTGAGTAAACAACATATATTTGCTAGGATCGCTAGGCTCAAACCAATTGTGTGCTTCTTCTTCAAGAACAACTGGAGCAAATGGTCTAAACCACTCTCTACTTTTAACAACAAAATTTAAAATTTCTCTTTTATGAAAGTCTCTTGGGTCAGCAAGGATGCTTCTATGACCTAGTGCTCTTGGACCATATTCAGAATCTCCAGACACCCAAGCAACAATTTTTCCATTAGCAATTTCATTTGCTAAGTAAACATATTCTTCTTCTTTTAGCTCAACACTTTCGCTTCCCATGTATGCTAAGTCTGAGAAGCTATATGTTTGTCTTGGGTAGTCAAGAACGTGGTGGGCATAGTAAAGTGCAGAACCAACACAAATTCCATCATCACCAGCACCAGGAAATAAATGAACATTGTCAAAATATCCAGTTGCTTTTACAGCAGAATTTGCATTACAGTTTAAAAATGATCCACCAGCCATACATATATTATTAATGTCTTTTGTGTCTTCAGAAACCCTGATAGTATTTTCAACTACATTTAGAATTTGTTTTTCAAAAAGGTACTGGATACTTGCTGCAGCATTCATTCCAGAAACTGTTTCAAACGGAAATACACCCTTTACCGTAGCGTCTTGAATATAATACATATTTGCATCAGGAGATCTCTCAACCTCAGTAAAAATTACATTGCTATCTTCTTTTTCCCACATTTCATAAAATATTTCTGGTGCATCTTCCCAAGCCCAAACATTTCCACTTAATCTTTGCATATAGCTTTCTTCGTACTCCAAGGCATGTTTTACTGGCTTACCATATGAAGCAAGACCCATGGTACTTCCAGCTTTATATACAGATGGTCCAAGACCAAGAAGAACGGTAAAATCTCCATATAGTTCTCCAACACGCATACCTGGATAGTTTGAGTGATTTAATTTATTTCCTTTTCCAACTGCAATCCAACTACTACTTCTTGGATCTCCACCGCATCCATCCATAGTTAAAACTACGGACTCTTCTAAGTTACTCGTATAAAAAGTAGAAGCAGCATGACAGGTATGGTGGGGTAAAACCACTACTGGTATTTTAAATCCATTTAATACTCCATCTAGTTCTAACATGTCATTTCCAAAAACTACATGTGAACATAGATCTAATTTTTTTCCAGTCTTATCAAACAGGTCTAATGTGCCATGGCTATTTGGAGCAATAAAGTCTGACAAAGTTATCACATCAATGTCCTCATACCATATTCCAGCTTTTTTAAGAACATATTCTATTGTTGCAGGTGTTACCCCATAAAACTTTTTGATCCCATTTAGTCTTTCTGTGCTAATCGCAGAGACTAATCTTCCATCTTTAACAATACAGGCTGAGCCATCGTGTCCAAAATGTAATCCTAATATATTAACCATGTTTAACAGTATACCTTTTCTTTTATAATTAACGGCGAAATTCGGCGGTGAGTAAGAACAAACCCAGCATGAAACATGCTAGATACTTAATGTGTCTACTGGACCCATGCAAGAAGGTGAGAGCTCGATAGCAGCAGACACTGCTGTATATGCTCTCTTTTCTGCAGACTTCCAGGTTTGGGTGGTGTAGAGGGAACCCATAGCAATTGAAGCACCTGATCCAATAGCCATATACTCTACCTTAGTTACTTGCCAGTCTGTGGTATCCACATAAAACAACTCCCCAGATACTCCAATTAGAAAGGAAGCATGGGCATTTTCTTTTAGGTCTACACCAGAATCATTTAGTTGCTTTCGTACAGATCCTACAAAGGTAGTACGCATAAACTTTTCTAGATTAGATCGTGGTGGGGTAGGCAG